TTTATTTTTCTAGTTGGGAAAATATTTTTTTCTAGTTAAGGAAAATTATTTTTCTCACTTACCATATTTCTTATCGAGCTTCTTCTTTAGCCAAGGTTTCATTGCTCCTATAATTCCAAAGATGATGGCGAAAGCCACACAGAAAAGTACTGGTCCAGCCTTAAAACCAAAATTTTCCATCACAACGAAGATAGTAACCATGATTGCCCATAAGACAAAGAATGTAGCTACCAATACCGAATAATAAACAAAGTTCTTCATACTATATATATTTTAATTTAATAACATATCTTGCAAGGAGTTCTGCCCATATCCTCAGCTTCCTCTTCACTTAACTCTTCTATTTCTCCTGAGCAGCGAGAGAGACCTTTGCAATCTCTGTCACAATGGTAACGCTTGGACGAACCGCCAGTACAGATATACACATTACCACTAGATACAGTCGACTTTACGGAAGACTCCTTCTTCTCAGGTTCTACATCAGCAGACTTCTTGGAAGAACTGCTGCATGATGCCATCAAGATAAAGCATAAAAGCAATACTACATTTTTCATTTTATCCACTTATTAATCTATTCTTCAAGCAACCCTTCTGGAGAGCCATACTTTTTTAAGTAATCATACATATCATCATCTATACAATTATGACATGAATTTTCTAACAAAGATTTATCTAGGTCTTTCAGTTTGATTCGCTCAACACCTGAACCACATTTGATTCTACTAGAAACCTCAACCTCTTCACCATTTTCATCAGTAGTAGAGCCACTAAGAGTTCCACCATCATTTATACCCCCACAATGAAGTCGTGTATGCAAAACATCTAGCTGGTCTATATATATGTACTTTCCAATACGATTGCATGGTTTGTTCTTTTCATATTCCTCATTTGCCTTTCTTGTAGAATCAGCTATTTCCTTTTTACGCTCTAATGAAGCATTCTCATTTTTATTGTATTCGCACGATACAAAAACAAGAGATAAGAAAATAATAGTAGGAACTATAGTATTACTTAAAAATCTATTCGATTTATTATATTTCATACCTACCACATTTTAATTATCCTACATTTGCTTGCCTCATGCCACCGCCCAAGATGGATAGTAGCTGGTCATAGCGTTTCTCTAACTCTTCGTACTTCGCCTTCCAGACAGAATCATCCTGATGAGACTCTTCTATCTTAGGTTCTTCACGATGAGGAGTCTCAGCTACCATATAAGATGAATCATCTGCATCTTGGTTGCTATACATAGTACCTACCCCACGTATCAACCACTCAGCAGACACGTCAGGAAAGGCAGTCAATATCTTCTCTACGATATTGGCAGCTAAAGTTCTATCACCTCTTAACTGAGGATTTAAAGTAGCTTGCGCCACATTAATCTGTTTAGAGAGAGCATTAACGGAAATAGATTTATCCTCTAAAACCAACTTAACTCTCTGATAAATAGTCGCTTCCATACATTTTACATTTATAAATGTTAACTAATTAATCTTAAATGGTTAATCTTTTTCGAGAAAATGTTTGGTAGTTTACTCGGAAAAGAGTACCTTTGCACTCGTAAACAACAAGTTGCTTAATTATTAGAAGCAAAAGTACAATAAAAAATTAAGATATGCAAGCAAAAAAGATAAAAATTATCAAAGTTTCGCCCGAAGGACGTAAAAAACTTGCTGAGCGATATGGCTGCCGAAAGGAAACCATCTACAACGCTCTAGGTTTTAGAAGTCAGAGCAAGCAAGCCGAAGACATCAGGAATGATGCCCTGAGTGAGTTCGGAGGTGTTAAAACTGACAAGGTCGTGTTCTATTAGGAAGGAGGTGAATATGATTAAGAGATTATTCAGAAAGCACCTGAGAAGAGACTTGGTGACATATTATGGAGCCTCACATCCACAATTTGAAGAGATATTCAACTGGGTATATGAAGCTCCAATCTTAGAGTGGAGAATCAGAATGGACTGCATTCACAAAACAATAAAGTGGCTTGATGTAAAAGATGGCTATAAGCAAAGAGGCGAAATAGACCATATAATACAACTTGACAAAGCAAAAGAACTACTCTTGTTTCTCAGCAAGTAAGAACACATGAACAAATGTCGTTGTTCCACGAATATCAACGATATTACTTGAAGAGGATGAAGCTATTTGCTTAACAACATAATTGTCTCTTTTCAACTTCTTGATTTCCTCATCAAGGTCAAGTTCTACGAGAACACCTTTCTCGTTTACTTTAGAATGTAGATGTACGATTTTCTGTTTCATACGAAATTGAATTAAGTTAAAATAAAAATTTGTCACCTGCAAAGGTACAAAATAAAAACTACAATCGGGCAACGGTAGATATAATAATGTATAAAATGAAAATTTGTCACTTTCTGTTTCATACACTACCGCCCGATTAAAAAAATGGAGGAATCCTATGAATGAAATTTCAACTTTTGTAGATGGTGACCGAATGACATCACTACAGATTGCAGAGATTACTGGCAGAAGACATACTGATGTAATGAGAGCCATCAGAAACATGGAGCCAGCTTGGGAAAAAGTTAGCGAACGCAAGTTTGCGTTGGCTGAATATCAAGACGAGCAAGGGAAACCAAGACCTTGCTACTCCCTCAACAAAGAAGAGTGTCTCTACATCGCTACCAAGTTCAACGATGAAGCGAGAGCCAAGTTGATTAAACGATGGAAGGAACTGGAAGAGCAACATCAAAAGCCATCCGTCCCTCAGAACTATCTCGAAGCTCTCAAATCTCTGGTCAAGGCTGAGGAAGAGAAACAGCAGCTAGCTTTAGAGAACAAGAAGCAGCAGGAACAAATCCTCACTATCAGCAAGGCGAACATGGAACTCGGCAACAAGATTACCGAAATGCTGCCTAAGGTTAGCTACTACGACAAAATCTTGCAGAGTAATGCCACCATGACTGTTACTCAGATTGCTCAGGACTACGGAATGAGTGCCATGAGGTTAAACAAGGAGTTGGAGTCTATGAGAATCCAACACAAGGTTAGAGGTCAATGGATATTGTTTGCCCAATTCCTCGAAGGTGGATATGTTCACAGCAGAGCAGTAGACATCATACGCAAGGATGGTCAGCACGATGTGAAGTACAACACCGAGTGGACAACGAAAGGAAGAATCTTCCTATATGAATCACTCAAAGCGAAGGGCATTCTCCCCTTGATAGAGCAGGAGAACACTCCCAGCGATAAGAGCACTGGTAGAACAGAGCCAGCCAAGGCAGCTAGTGCCAGTCAACAAACCATCAAATTCAACTGATATGATAGACAAAGAAATTAAGGAGCAGCTAGACCGCATAGAGCAGTATTCGCTGATAGCTGCAAAGAATGTGCTCAACATTAATGAAGCTGCAATCATTCTTGGTATGACGGTTAGAGGAGTGAGAGAGAACGTCAGGAACCGCATCATTCCTTGCTATAAACCAAACATCAACCGACTCTACTTCAAGAAGAGCGAGTTGGAAGAGTGGATGACTCAGAATCGAAGGAAGAGCATGGCAGAGTTGAAATCAGAGGCAGCAGCCTATTGTTTTACCCATTAAACAGATAAACTTATGATAGCAGATGTAATGTTGGTAGCCAGCGTAATAGCTTTCGCTGTTGCCGTTAAGGAAATTCACTCCTACTTCAAGGAAGTAGGCAAGTAAGATATATGGAGATTGAACCTCACAAGAATAGTTAAGTATTAAGTTGTTAATGTGTTAAGTCTTATAATGTTTCAGTCATCGAAAACAGCAGAGGTTTTTTGGAGTTTGCTACTCCCAGTCTCCACTATAACTTTGTCGTTATAATTTTACATGTTTTAAGTTTTTTACCCAGCGCAAGTAGCTCAGTTGGTAGAGTATGAAGGTTTATGAGCCTTCGAGGTCGTGGGTTCGAGTCCCACCTTGCGCCCCATATCGCCCGATTCCAAGGCTTTATATCGGATAGGATAAACCTTCCTAGAGAGGTACACGTACCCAAAAGGAGCATCATTAACCACAGATGGTGCTTAGACGTGGAAGTGGCAAGCGAGTACATACACCTGATAGGTGGAATTTGGAAAAACTTGGAGTTCACTTGTGAAGAAGCAGACCTGATGCCGTGACCCTTATATAATAAGGTAGCATCTAAAGGTAGGAGCGCACAACTACAAATCGGTTCTAATGCAGCCAGCACGCTTTCTTTTTTCTATTCGGTTCAATAGTTATAATTGGTTATTTTATAGAAATCAGATATATCACAATATGTGCGATTACTAGTGCTGGGAGTCCTAAGCCTCCATAAATGCAGAAGGGAACCAAGGAGCGATTCAGCATCCGGCAAGATTGTATAGATGTCGCTCCACGGAGGTGGCTGTTTTCTCATTACATTTAGCAGCCCCTCCTTTATTAAGGAAATTGCAAATATTGACATATTAGTGTGTTTCATACAGATTACATTTGCGATGCGGTAGCGACCGCTCAGGTTAAACTAAAATAAAAAACTCTCTTCCCCACCATTCGTGAGAATCGTGGGGCTTTTAATTTGAACATTTAAACCATACAATATGAGATATAAAGCAAATAGTTGTCACGATTGTCTCTTCTCGACCATGTGTGACAACCCGAATAAGAACCTAGATGGTGGCTACAAATGCAGCCGCTATGAATGGAAATATCAATAACAACTTAATACATATAAGATATGAAAGAACTTATCGCAATTCAGTCAGAACTGAAAGCCCCGAAGAGTCAGTTCAACAAATTCGGTGGCTACAAGTATCGCAAGGCTGAGGACATCTTAGAAGCTGCCAAGCCTTTACTCAACAAGCAGAAATGCACGCTAACCATTACAGATGATATTGTGATGGTAGGCAACCGCATTTATGTTAAGTCTACCGCCACTATCAAGAACGAGAAGGGCGAGTGCGAAACAACAACTGGTTGGGCTAGAGAAGAGGAAACCAAAAAGGGTATGGATGGCAGTCAGATTACTGGAGCATCATCCTCTTACGCTCGAAAGTATGCTCTCAACGGTCTCTTTGCCATTGATGATAATGCTGATTCTGATACCACCAACGATGGGAAGCATCAGGAAGCGCAGCAGCAAACACAGACTCAGCAGCCAAACACCCAGCAGCCAGCAACACCTCAGTACCACCCGAGCGACCTGAACGAAGGATTGGGTTATCTGAGCAGATGCGTTAGTAAGGACAATCTGTTGTGGGTAATTCAGCATTACCAGCCGCTCTGCTCTAACGCTCAGTTCATGCAAGCAGTATCAGCCAAGAAGAAACAATTAGGTATACAATAATATGACAGAAACAACAAAGAAAATCAGCCTGAATGTGCCAAATGTCACATTTATAGAAGAGACGCACCAGTACTTCATCGGAAAGAAGGAATTGAAAGGTGTGACGGGAACGCTCATCAAGAAAGCCTTCCCCGATACCTACAAGAATATTCCTGAGTCAGTACTGAAAAAGGCAGCAGAGCGAGGAGGTCTTATCCATAACACCTTTGAAACCTTCTGTTCTATCTTCGATGCAGACATCAAGCAGTACCCGAACCCTACAGAAGAGCTTCAAGCCTTCCATAGCATGTTAGTCTCATTCGGTTTACATTATGTCGCATCCGAATATCTCGTTACAGATGGAGAGAACTTTGCATCTGCTATTGATGGTATCTTCGCTGATGATGAAGGCAACATCTATTTGGTAGATTACAAGACCACCGCCACCCTCCACTACGACAACGTATCGCTCCAGTTATCCATATACGCAAAATGGTTCGAGGAGCAGAATCCTGACTTGAAGGTGAAGGAGATTGTCTGTATGTGGTTCAAGAACGGACAGAGCAAGTTCCAGCCACTCCCAAGGGTAGCTGATTATCAGATTGACGATTTAATCGCTGCTTATCTTGCAGATGATGCAGAGTATCAGTATAAGGTGGAAGTTCCTGAGCAGTTTTCAGCACTAGAGCAGGAGTACAGACTTATCACCGCTCGTATGGATGCCCTGAAGATTAAGCAGGATGATGTGAAGGAGCAGATAATGAAGATGATGGAAGCTAACAAGCAGAAATCCATCAAGACCAACATCGGTTCTTACTCTTATGTGGCAGCTACCACCAAGAAAACCTTCGACACGAAGCTGTTCAAAGACACGGAGCCAGAACACTACGAGTACTATCTAAAGGAAACGACTACCAAGCCATCAATAAGAATCAAACTTAATTAAGTATAGATATGAACGTTAAATTTACTGGTAAAATTATTGCAGCAGGGCAAGTTCAAATGGGAACTTCCCAAAACGGAAATCAATGGAGTTCCCAAGAGTATGTTATTGAGGAACTGAATGAGCAGTACCCTTCAAGAGCCGTTATCCAAGTTTATGGTTCAGACAAGATTCAGCAGTTCGGCATCCAAGTAGGTGAAATCATCACAGCAAACATCGGATTGAAGGCACATCAGTCTAGAGACGGACGATGGTTCAATCAGTTGGACTGCTGGAAGGTGGAAAGACCAAATGGTCAGCAGCAGGGTCAGCTCGTTCAGAGTCAGATTAACGCAGCACATCAGATAGCTGGTGGGTATTGCCAACCACAGCAGCAGCCAGTACCTCTGAGCCAGTCACAGCAGTTTCCCCCTCAGGTTAATGCAAGCGGTCAACCTATTCAGCAGAACGCTCAATATGCAGGTGGTCAGCAGAAAAGTGGTCTCCCATTCTAAGCATTAATATATAAGGTATGGAAATTCATCTAGTAAGAACCTCCACTGGTCTTCGCCCCTACACGGATGATGATTACGAGGAAATGAAAAAGATAAAGGTTGGTTCCATCGTCAAGGCAAACATAGTTCGACCAAGGAACATCAAGTTTCATCGCAAGTTCTTCTCCCTTATCAGAGCAGCATGGGATTGTCTAACCGAGCAGCAGCGCACAAACCTACGTTCTATAGACACTTTCCGTGAGCAGCTTCTGATAACATCAGGATTCAGCGAACCGCTTTACGACCTCAACGGACAGAAGTTCTTGGAGCGAGCCAAGTCTATCTCCTTCGCCAAGATGGATGAGCCAGCCTTTAATGAAGTATATAATAGAGTCTTAGACACCATCATCACGATACTCTATGCAGATGGTGTTACAGAAGACGAATTTAATAAAATTTTACAAAATTATAGTTGATATGACACGTAGAAACGAAAAGCGCAACAACAGACGCAATAGCCGTCAGCGCAACAACACCCCAGAGTTACCACCATTTGCACAGATGCTTTTCGGAGCAATCGTTGGCAAAGGTGTAGACATGATTGCCAAGAAGATGGCAGAGATTGCCGAGGAAGAGACTCCTGATATTCATGCAGAAGGCATCAGTAATCAGGACGTTACCAACATCAATAACGGAAAGGCAACCTTATCTAAGTTGCGCATTCCTGCTGATGGTTCGGCAGTAGAGTACCCTATCCCTGATAACCTCCAGTTCTTCTTCGATGAGGAAGGTAAGTTGATGGTTCGTCAGAAGATTGAAGGAGACGAGAATCCTACTGATGCAGGGGAAGGAAAGCCTATCACTTATGATGATATTTGCAAGGAGTTGTTCTTGGACAAGAAAACATACTGGCTTGGTAATAAGAAAAGCAACTATCTATATTCAGATGAATATAACTATAACGACCTTAACAACTGCACTAGCATGGCTCAGGCAAAACATGTAGCTGCTTTCATCAAGTTGCAGAACATCGCCAAGTATCTCAATGGTGACTGGAAACCGAACTTCGACAGAGACGATGAAAAATGGAATATCAATAAAGATGGTGATACATTTATCGAAATGTACACAAGAAAATTGAACAAAGCGAGTGTTTACTTCAAGTCGCAAGAACTTACAAAGGAAGCCATCCGCTTGATGGGTGAAGATTCTCTCAACGACCTTTTCTCAACCGACTGGTAATGGCAAGCTACGCTGAAATCAAAGCAAAGCTACAGCAGGAAGGTAAGAAGATACGCAAGCGTTCATCCTACGATGAGCACAATTTGCAAGCCGCAGAGGTCAGGTATATCCGTGGGGTATATCCTGACCTTGAAGGAGTCTTCTTTGCCGTTCCCAATGGTGGCAAGCGAACTACCCGACAAGCCGCATGGCTCAAAGAAGAAGGTATGAAGGCAGGAGTATCTGATATGCTGCTTCTGAAGCGCACCTACCAGTACGGTTTTCTCTGCATAGAAAACAAAACACCGAAAGGTAGGCAGGAACCCGAACAGAAGGTATTCCAGTATGAAGTAGAACGACATGGTGGCAAGTACATCATCGTCCGGTCTATAGATGAATTTATCCAAGCAATCGACAATTATTTAAATGGTGAACTATGACAGATGAAATCAAACAAGCCATCCAACTTCTAAAAGAGAATGGCTACAAGGTAACTGCCCCTCCCAAGCAAGTCAAAGATGAATACACCTTTGAGCGAGCATGGGATTGGTACGACAAGAAGGTGGGCTGCAAGGAAAAGCTAGAGAGAAAGTGGAACTCCATGAGTCTGAAAGACCGCAAGGCAGCTATAGAGTACATACCTCTCTATGTAATCTCAAAGCCAGACAAGCAGTTCAGAAAGAACTTCCAAACCTTCCTTAACCAGCGAGGATGGGAAGACGAACTCATCGGAGCAACACCACCGCCAGCATCCGTTAACGAGAATCCTTCCGAAATCAGTCAACTCATCGCAAAGACGAAGGCTGAACAGAACGTAACAAATGCGGATAAGGACAACGTTTTCAAGACACGCATCATAGGTATGATAGAGCTTCTGCAAAAGAATCCTCATAGCCTATGCCGAAAGCAGTTGGAGATATATCGTGATAACGGAACAATGGAACGCTTGGGCATCCAATGGAATCCATAAACCACAAATCTGTTTACCAAAATGATAGCAATCAGTAAGTACAACAAGCAGCATCCTCTCAGAGTCTTTGAGGCATTCGCTGGCTATGGCAGTCAGAGCCTAGCCTTCAAGTACCTCAAAGATAAGCATCCTGAGTTCGACTTTAAGGTTGTGGGCTACTCAGAGATAGAACCATCAGCCATCCAAGCCTACGGACTTCTGCACGGAAGAGACATACCTAACTTCGGAGACGTGACAAGGATAGACTGGAATGAGGTTCCCGACTTCGACTTCATATCATGGTCTTCACCATGCCAAGACTTCTCCAATGCAGGACTTCGCCAAGGAGCAGAGGAAGGCAGCGGCACACGCTCATCCCTTATCTTTCAGGAGAAAAGAATGCTGGCAGTCAAGAAACCGAAGTATGTGATGCTAGAGAATGTGAAAGGTCTTCTCTCAAAGTCAATGAAGAAAGTACTTCTTCCAGTACCTCAAAGACCTCGACTCCTTTGGTTACACCTCCTTCTACAAGGTACTGAATGCAAAAGATTACGGAATCCCTCAGAATCGTGAGCGCATTTTCGTAATATCCATCCTACGCACAGAAGACGAGCCGAACCCATATTATCACTTCCCTTCGCCTATCAAGTTAGAGACAACGGTTGAGGACATCTTGGAAGACAACGTATCTCCCGAATATTTCCTATCCCAGCCCCTTCTAGAAAAGTATCTCACCAAAGCAGACATCAATGAATCAATCGAAAAACTCTACCCCGAAGATAGCAATACCGAAAACTGCTGATGGATGCTCTGTAGCAGTCACAGCCAGTTTCTCTATGATAAGTATCATGAACCTCATAGACACCGCTCATTATCCGAAAGGTGGAGTTTTAATCATCAGAAGAATCAAATAGTATGCGAGAAACGTGGAAAGAATGTGTCGGCTTCCCCAACTACCAAATTAGCAATCTAGGTAGAATCAGGAATAAAGACAAGATAATGAAACCGCACAACAGATGGGATGGATATTATCATATAGGTTTATGGGGAGAAGATGGCAAAAGGCACTACCCAGTAATACATAGACTTGTAGCCTTAGCATTCTTACCCAATCCTCAAAACCTTCCGCTTATCAACCATAAAGACGAAAATCGGCACAATAATAGGTTGGAGAATCTTGAATGGTGTGACTCCTCTTATAATATAAGATATTCGTTGAGACGAAGAAAGTATGGAAGGAAAAAGATAATAAAACCCAATGAAGTCTTAATCATCAAGAGATTATAATGTGCGACAAAATTATAAAGCTAGCAAACCTCCAAATCAAAGGCAGGATAGAGCAGCAGACCAGAGTCTACTCCACCAAGGGAATCTCCCCTACTCTCAATTCTGCTATGGGTCACGGAGGTAATTGCATCCCACTATTCTTAATCGTCAAAGAGATATGAGAAAAGCCATTCTCTACAAGGAACGCACAGCCGAAGGAAGGATGCTACGCAAAGCATACGACACTCATAAGTGCAGCTTCCACGCAAAGATGAAGCATAGAATACCACGTACCGATGGACTCAGTAATACAATCACAAGTTTCTTTACAGACAACTTAGTATTAATCGTAAATGAGATATAATAACCGGAGGAAAGAGAATGAAATCCCTGCTCCTATCAGGGAAGGTGAAACATGATGTAGGCGGTCAAGTTCTCGACATCTACAACCAAGCTGTAATGCAAGGTATCTCTCCTACCATCAAGACAACCATTGATACGTCAAACATGACATTCGTAACCATTATGAACAAAGAAATCATTCACACCGCACCAAACGGAAAGAAATACTCCATCCAAATCAGGAAGTACACTCCAAGAGATTGTTTCCGACTGATGGGAGTTCACGAAGCTGACATAGACAAACTCCTGAGAAAGGAGAAGACTGGTCAACTCATCATCAGCAAGAGCAAACTCTATGCCCTTGCAGGAAATTCAATAGTAACCAACTGCCTGACCGCCATGTTCGAGGAACTAATATTCCCATCAGGAATATCACTACCACGACAAGACTGGTCAGCTATCACTCTTCTAGCTTATGGATATTTTTGGATATATCAAGATAGGCAAGCGTATCAGCAAAGCGCACAAAGCCATGTTCACCCACAAGACCATGGTAATATGGTACAAAGGCAACCCAATCATCGGAACAATGCACGATGGCTTGTGGTACCAACAAGACTTGAACGGAATGTGGGAACTATTAATGTTCCAGTCCGAAGTCACACACGTCTCATTTTTACCTTCGCCAAATGAAGACAGAGAAAGAAAAAATCCTAGCCATCATCGCAGAGATTCAGGCAGAGCGTGAAGCTGCTAACATCGTGCCGCCCCACGTCCTCACAGCCGAAATCATCAACAGAGGATTCCAGCATCCTTATAAAACCCTCAACGAGTTATGCGCAGAAGGTAAGATAAACTGGTGCCGCACCCTCAACGATATGGCATTCACTATCAGAAAATAATAAATCAAGAACAATATGAAAATTATAACGCAGAAAGAACTGGCATCCTTAGCAGGAGATGCTTTTGAGAATGCCTACAAGCATGGTTTTTATACTGAGAGCACAGAAATAGAAACCGAATTGATGCTCATCATCACAGAAATGGCAGAAGCTGTTCAGGCAGACCGACACAATCGCCACGGAAGTATTGAAGACTATGAGAGCGAGATTCAGATGGGCAGAGATATTCCTACCGCCTACAAGAACTCTCTTGAAGGAACGGTTGAATCCGAGTTCGCTGATATTGCCATCCGCATCTTATCTCTCTTGGGATGGATGAACAGCAATATACTGATTAAACTAGGAAGCGATTCTATCCTTGCTGACAAATATGAAGTTGCCAAAATTCAATATAAGGTTCAAAACACAATCAATAAAGGCAGTATCGCAAAAGATTTGTACCGACTCAACGGACACTTTAGTAGGTTTGTTGATAATGAGTCTTGCAGTTGGTTTGTATCAGATACCCTTCAGGATATACTCATGAGGGTATTCGCAATCGCTCACAATAACAATATCGACCTGATGGAGCACATCAAATTGAAAATGCAGTATAACGAATCTCGTCCGTATCTTCACGGATGCAAATATTAGGAGGGCAAGATTATGTTTGGAATAGAACAGATATCAAGAAGGTGCTTAATGACTTTTAGTGATGGCAGCAAGCTTCAAGCTACCATCTACATTCCAAAGCCCACCAAGCCCATCTTCCCTGAGCAGATGGAGCGTCAGTTCATTGAGAGTTTTAATAATTCGAAACCTCTTGCAGTAAACAAGGTTGTTAAGTGTCACATCATGAGACATTAAAGAGTATGGAAGATTTACCTATAGGCTCAGAAATCATCTTGAAGGTGGTAGAGACCGAGAAAGAACAATGCAATGGTTGTTTTTTCGATGAGATATGTACCGACATTTATGAAAAAGTTTGCGGAAATTTCAAGTGTGTCGCAATCGACAGAAAAGACGGAAAGGCTGTTCAATTTAAAAGAATAAAGTGATATGATAGATGACAAGAAAATAGAAGCTGCTGCCGAAGAGTACAACGAGAAAGTTGAAAATGAATTGGAGAAGAAGCACATTCCAAAGCGGACATTTGCAGAACGCTATGCAGAATCAGCAATAAGTGAATGTGCTTTTAAAGCTGGTGCCAAGTGGGCAATCTGTGAATTGCTTAATGACTTGTGGCATCCTGCTAGTGAAAAGCCTATACTACGAAATGGAAAATGCTTAGTAGTATACAATAGTGGCAAAATTGATATATTTAAAATATCTTTTGTTTATGAAATGCTTTCCAATTATGGTAAAGATGGTATGGGCTGGAAATGCTGGGCTTATGTCCTCGATTTATTCCCAAAGGAAGGATGCAACCATGATTAAGTCAGTTACTATGTACTCTGTCGTTTGTGACAGATGCGGAAAGGTAAACGCACCTTGGGTAATGCAATGTTCCTGTAATAGGAATACTTATGTATTACCTAAAGTCGGTGCTCCTTACTATGAAGGAGACCAAGCAACGTGTAATGCAAAGGAGGATAAGCAATGAACAAAGAAAAAATAAAATCAGCTATTGAAAAGACTATTCGTTATATGAATGGTAACTATTATTCAAAATTTAAAGAAAAAATGATTGTTGGTTACTTGGAAGGAGCACTTAAAGAATTGGAGGACTAGAATATGGATTCAAATTATGATGTAATACAAGGTGATTGCCCTTGTTGTCCATTTGCAGATTTATTTGGTGGATTCTGCTTTTACTACAGATTCTATCCTGCCAATATAGGTTATGGTGAAGCCACTTGTAGATGTGAAGAATTAAAACCAAGGGAGGATTGAACAATGTCAATATACAGAGTTGATTTTTTCAAATCGTCTAACCCTAAGTTTGTTATGGTTGAAGCAAACTCAAAAGAAGAAGCAATTAACAAGGCAATAGAAGAAAACAATTGGCAGAAATATCCTGTATTTTTCTACCTTTGAATATATTGCTACTCTACAAAATCGTAAACCAAAGCAAGTGTCTCCCGTATGGGTATCTGTCAAGGATAGACTCCCACCAGTAGATAAAGAAGCAGTAGTACTCACTACAGATGGTGAAATATGCTTCGGACATATAGTAGATAAAAAGATAGCCAAAGACTACAACGGATGGAATATTCCAAATGTAGAGTACTGGCTACCATTCGTTGACCCAAAAGATAAATGATTATGGATTTTATGAATTCAGAGCGTAAAGCTCGCAAACCTCACAGATGTTATATGTGCGGTTGTACGATAGAAGCAGGAACCAAATATGTCAGGCAGTTTAATACTGAATATAGGTCTGCAATCTGTATGCACAAGGAATGTGAAAAACTCCTAGGTTACGAAGGCTTCTATAATGAAGATGATTATGGGACAGATGATGACTTCTTTCATAACGCTATCTTTGATTACGTTAATGAGCACCATACTTCTGTGGATGGTGAAACTTTTGATGATGGTTGGGATGGTGATAATTATCACTTGGTAAAAAAGATTTTAAAAGAATTAGAAGTATGACAAAATTTAAGGTAGTTAGATATTGGGATACATATCCCGATGGAGTTGTGGCAACTTGCGATACAAAGGAAGAGGCAGAAAAGATATGTAATAAATATCGTAGAAACCGCAAGCCTATGTACGACTATTTAGTCAGAAAGGAGGATGAATAATGACTAGAGAAGAGTTAAGAAATAATTATGGAAATGACATCTGTGAGTTATGCTGCCGAGAGTATTATACTAGCAGAGCACTCCCAGAATCACTTTGCGAAGGTCAGTTTTGCGAAGAGACAGAAGATAGTTTCGCAGAAGAACACAATATAGAGTTGGAGGATTAATTATGGACAGGAATCAAGCTAAAGAATTTTATCCTTTCTTGCGAGCTTTTGCAGAAGGAAAGATAATAGAAACAAGAAGAAAACCAACCGCAGACAACAACGGAGTAACAAAAGATGGTTGGTTTGAGTTCAATGATTGGACTGAAATGAAGGAACTTGAATATTTGGTAAACGTGGATTACCGAATCAAGCCAGAACCAAAGTACCGTCCATTCAAGGATGCAAAAGAGTGCTGGGCAGAAATGCAAAAGCACCAGCCGTTTGGGTGGGTGAAGAGCAAAGAAAATGGGTATTATTCATTTATCACAATGCTAAACAATAGATTCAGATTAAATGGATATGATGGATGGCGGTTTGACGATACTATTAACAAATTTACCTTTGCCGATGGCACTACGTTTGGTGTAAAAGAAGTTAAGTAAATATGAGTAACAATGATAAAGATTCAGAAATCTTATACAATTTCGTTCATTCAATACTGAAAGGCATGAAGAGTTTAGAATCAAACATATCTCAATTAGTAGATGAGCACTTTTGGGATTTTGTATAGAACTTTTTAAAGAAGAAATTATGAAGATAGAGAATTACAAAAGAGCAGAACAAATTCTTTCTACCATCAGTAAACTTGATGATTTGAAAGATTGTATCGATAAGTTTGACGATGTAGATTGGAGTTTCAATTATAAAGCAGTTTTTAGTCGCAATTTTTCAGAGATTGCAACCGACAAGGAATTTGTCTCTAGATTCAAAGATTTTATTGAGAAAGAGAAACAGCTTTTAAATGAAGAGTTTGAAAATTTATAAGCTATCTAAAAAATATTCTACAAAGAAAGGAATTATAGTTATGGACAAAACAAAATTACATGCATCATTACTCTTCCTAATGCTAAAACTGGAAGAGGCAAAGAGTAACCCGATTGCTGAAAAGAACTTTATTCTCTCTTTGACGGAAGTGCTCAGATATTTCCGTGACAACGGAGAGTTGAAGAAAGCCTATGAAAGCCAAAAGGATTCATTGGCAGACATGGCTAATGGTTCTTGGGTGAAAGCACTAAAGGAATATGTTTCCTCCAAAAACCAAGAAGACGGAGTTGATGCAAAGTTACCTGATATAGATGAACTTATTAAGGAACTAGCTTCTGATGAGTTCATCGAAAAGAAAATCAAGGATATTCTTGGAGAGAATGATGTGGATAGCAGAAAGGAGGAATAGCTTATGGCTGAATTGTTATTTGACATTTTTCTTTTTTCTTGTACGACTGCTATAGGGTTTATAATAGGATATTATTCACGAAAGTAAAATAGATTATGAAAATAGAAATTAAAAGAGTTACGGACTGGCAGCGTGTAGTTGATGCTGCTCGGTTCACACAAGGTAAGGAACCGCTGTGACATGAGCCTAGCGATGAGTTCAAGAAACAGATGATTCTCAGCGAGCATTCACCGCTCAGAGAATTGGAGTTCGATATTAAGATGTATGGCATACCATACTGGGTGAGCAATCATTTTGTACGACACGTTCACGCACAGCCATTCGTCTCCACATCACGACCAGATATTACTGGCTCCAAGGTATCACGTCACGATATGCGGCAGGATGAATTGGTCAACTTGCAGCTATCCCTCAACGCTCAGGAGATAATCAATATCTCGAAGCTGAGACTCTGCAACAAGGCATCCAACGAGACAAGAGAAGTGTGGTATAAGGTACTTGATAAGTTGGCTTGTATCGAACCTCTGCTTGCATCTGCTTGTGTTCCACAATGCGTATACAGAGGGTTCTGCCCTGAGCCGAAATCATGTGGCAGAACTAAGACAAACTTTTTTTCCTTCATGAGAAAATACTACAAAAATCTTAAATTATATACTGCCAAATAATGAAATATCCAAAATTTAACGTCAACGAGTTTGTCGGTGGGCACTTCGAGTACACCACTCCTTGCCCATTCGGCATATACGGCAAGTACACCAACGAAATACTATATGTAGGTAGCCTTGCTTGCCAGCGATGCGAGCACTTCCGAGGAATCAACAAAGAAGATGGTATCGTATCTTGTGGAATCGAATAGTTTTAAGAGTGCAGCCTATCTGCATTCTTCTTAATAATTAATCAAATTTTATATATGAATACAAAGAAAATCTCAATCATTCAGCGTATCAAGGAGAAGTTCCTTGGTAAGCAGTTCTTTATTGCAGTAATCGCTAACAAGGGAACAAGTTCCTACTTCGTCAACTCTACCATCTACCGCTCAGAGAAGGAGGTGAAGGCTTACAAGAAATACATCACCACAGACGAGCGTATGAAACAGAGCTTCGATTTCGTAGGCTATTACGGTTTCCGTTCAAAGTTCGACTTCCGCATTCCTCTTAGCGGAAAGCCAGTATCAGTTGAAGAGGCAAAGAAACTGGCAGAGAAGTAGTATGGGAAAGTTGATAGACCTTACTGGACAGCGTTTCGGCAGATTACTCGTCTGCCGAAAATCTGATAAAGAGAACCACCAGCATGGTGCGTTCTGGATATGCAAGTGTGATTGTGGCAGGGGTTGTACGGTTCTAGGTTCTGCTCTTCGTGACGGACGAACCAAATCATGTGGCTGTTACCGCTCAGAGCGAGCATCTGCCATCATCACCAAGTATGGCAACCGCAATGGCAGACCCAAGCGGAAAGAGAAAGTTAACGGATAATATCAATTTTATCACTTTTCATATTATATTTGCAACATGAAATTCAAGTATTTAATAGATAAAGTCAATGGTTTCAGGCACCGCAACGTTTTTGTGGTACTGGACGGAAGAGCCAACTCGGTCACGCTCTCCAAGGGCATCTATGACCACATCATGCAGAAGGAGCGAACAGACAATTCCATCTTCGTGTTCAGGTTATCTGACAGAGCTACATACGGATTTTGCATGCGTGAGGACTGGGAAGAACTTCGCAAAGCCAACACCGCCTTCTCTCAGCTTCAATTCAATCAGAAGTATAAGAAGGTAGGTTTCCGAAGTGACTACCCTTCCATCACCGCCATCCTTGATGAGTACAACCTTCCTCTCAACAGAATGGTTCGCCTTACTTGCATCCCACGCAAGTCAGCCAAAGGAGAACCTTATTACGAAATCATGCGACCAAACTTAAATTCGAGCACATGGCAACAAGACAAGAAGTAATACTCAAAGGGCTTACCCACTCTCCATCCGACTACGATTGTCAGGATGGGGAGTTGGCAACCTGCCTCAACCTCATCAACGAGGATGGGGCACTCCACCCTATTCAGCAGCCGATAATAGTAGAGAGTAGCAAGAATATCACCATACACCAATATAGTTCAATAGAACTGGTTCATAAGGTGACACACAATCAGGCTATTCACTCCCACTATATCATACGTACCTCGGACCCGAAAGATAGGGAAAGATGGGGATGGATAGAGCAGGATTCAGCAGATGATACACCTACAGAGTTCCTGCTTGGCGATGATTTCCACGTCAACTCTGTTTGCGCCATCGGAAACGTCTTATGCTTTGTTGGTATTAAAACTACCAAATATGCTATATGGAAGACTGGTTCTTATCTTATTTTCGGAAAAGATGATTTGCAGTTTGGTATTGAGATTGCCAACACTTATCATCAAGACCTTACCTTAAAGGTAGAAGCTGGAGATGATTTCTACAAATACTTTATTGTAGAGGATGGAAATCTCAATTTGTACTACAATACAAGTGCTATTGGTACGAGGAAGATGTTTACAGACCTTGATGCGATTGCCAACAAGAAACTTACAGAACTCGGAACAGAGTATCTCAAAAGAAATGTTTTCGGTGTGGCTGCTCTTCGTCTTTACGATGGTACATACATCAATATATCAAACCCTTTCGTTCTTCCTAGTGCAGAGTCTAACGCTGTTTCTAGAAAGATAAACATATACAAAGACCCAGTAAAACCTGATGCTCCAAACGGAAAGACTATAACATCAGGTGTCGGCATCAACAAATACACCATAGAAATTAGAGAAGTGGGCAACTTGCAGCAATACGAGGATATTGTTCAGGGAGTTGATATATTCCTCACCAATGGCGAAAGTTTCTATCAGATAGATAAATCTTATAAAATAATCCGTACTGCTGATTATGGAGATATAGACTACGTGCTTTTGGATGATATGAACGCAAGAGACGTTCACGACACCATCGGCAATATGCCTTTCTATCATTCGATATTCATTCCTCTTAGTGAATTTGAACATCCGAAAGTTGTTAAGAGGCCAACGCAAGCAGAGGAAAACATTTCTCTTGCCGACCTCAACCGAATAGCATTTGGCGGCACTACTGCTATTACATACAATAACAGACTGCACATCGCTGGCATCAGAAAGAACATAGATTCCAGTTTGGTTCGCCAACCATACGGCTACAAGAATGAAGAATATCTTACTGCCATATACGAGATTCCGACAAACAACGGAACATACTATCTGAACGGATATATTGGTAACTATCAGGATATTATCGCTGTGCCAATTAGTGATGTGAAAGAGATTGTCGTTTACGAAAAACGCACATCTGGGTATCGTAAAAAACGTTTTAAATTATATAGCCCTTCTAATTTTGGCTTGTCATTTTTCGTGCAAACTCTAACTGGAGGTATTGATGATATTATGGGAGGCGATTGGTATGATATTACGGAATCAGACTGGAATGCAATCAAGCAGAAAGCAGATAGTTTTGCCGCATCAAACTCAGATGATTCTTACCAGCCTTCACTTATCAGAGTGAGCGAAGCTGAGAATCCTCTAGTCTTCCCTGCCAAGAATAGTGTTCAGGTTGGCTCATCCATCGTTAGTGCAATGGCAGCAAATACCCGACCAATCAGCGAAGGTCAGTTTGGTGATGCCCCACTCTACGCTTTTACCGATGAAGGTGTTTGGGTATTGATGCTTGGAGAAGAAGGAACCTATATTGCCCGACAGCCAGCCAACAGAGATATTTGCTCTAACCCTAAGGGTATATTGCAGATTGATGATGCAGTTCTGTTCCCTACCGAGCGAGGCATCATGATGCAGCGAGGACGAGAATCTGAGTGCATTACCGATGTATTGGATGGCTTTCCATTCGACTTCACTCTAATATACAGCTATTCCAAGAAAAATCAATACTACCCTATCTCTATTCTTGAACTACAAGATTTTGAAGATGGAGAAGTAGCCTATGTTAGATTCAGGAAGTATCTGAAAAATGCCGACATGATTTACGACTATTACGATAGCCGTATCATCGTCTTCAATCCTAGCTATGACTATGCGTATGTGTATTCCCTGAAAAGCAATTTGTGGGGAACGATGGTGAATGTGTTCGCCAAGCGAGTTAATAGCTACCCTGAGTCATACGCTATCAACGGTGCAGGAAAGATTGTTAATGTTTACGTTGAAGAACCGAGCGACAACATTCCTTTCTTTTTCTGCACACGACCATTAACGCTTGGTCAGGGAGATAGCCATAAGACTATGTTTACTTGTCTTATCCGTGGTTATTGGACGTGCGACTCCAGCAAATCTAACGGACAGATTCTTTTTGGAAGCAACGATATGAAACATTGGTTCTATATCGGTTCTTCTATAGACAATAGTCTTAGAAACTTGGTTGGCTCTCCATACCGCTATTTCAGAGTTGCCGTCATTGGTAAGATGAACGCTGATGAAAGCATCAGCAGCATTTCTACTGCTTTCCAACCAAGATGGCAGAACAAACTTAGATAAATATTTTTTTTACTATTTTCTATAATTACAATAAAGGGTAGCAGTCCGTGATGGATAGCTACCCTTGCTTTATCTTAGCCTTAAACGACTAACCTAAAATGGATGCAAAGCGATTCTTGCTCTACCAGCCGAGCGGTTGCTGGCATCCTTAATCTTCTTTTTCTTATCCTCAGCCAGTGCCCAGAATCTATCAGTACCATCAGGATAAACAATCATTAACCACTCATATAAAGACTGGTTCACAATATAATCGTGAATGTATACCGTCATGGTATGCACACTTGTCTTCGAGAATCCACTTGGCATTCTCATGGCTAGATAATAAGCATCCTCATCATTTGTCGGGGAACCTATACACTCTTCCCACTCATTGGAATCAAAGCCACCTCCAAGCATTTCCATCTTGGTATATCGGAAAAGCATTTCCTTGCAGTCTTCTACCGCTGAGTCAAGAATCCTTGCCAGTTTATCCCGATTTCCATCCTCGCCCACATCATAAATGTTATGAATCAGGTGTGAATCCTCTACAGAACTAGAGATTGAATCCGCATAGGCAGCAGCCGTATTTTTGATGTCAAACACCAGTTCCTTCTTCTGAAGCTCTATCATTACCTTATAACCAAGATTGCATGTTCTGCATTCTTTCATACTCACCTCCTTCCTTATTCGTTAGGAGACGTTCTGCTTGGTCTCTCACGTCTGTTGAAGGTCTCATGCAGATTCTTGATAGCTGTTACAGACAATTCCGAATAAGTCTTCGCCTCGTTAGGATTGGTAATAACGAACCAGTCCATCAGAGCCTTGTTGATAATGTAGTCATGGATAGAACTTGTAAGTGCATCCTTCAAAGCAAGCGGATAATTGGATGGAAGGGATAGATTGATTGTAATATTTGTATCGCCATCAATTAACTCGTTAGATGCAGTTGTACCGCTACCGGTTCTTACCGATTCACTTAACTCCACAAGCAGTTGACTATACGCATTCTGAATGCTACGCAAAGCCTGATTCTTGTCTTCTTCATCATCACTTGCCTGAATATTGCTGGCAGCCTCAGCATCCATGTCAGCAGCTCTTCTGCTACGCCCAGTCAGGAATGCCTTGTTCTGAAAGTCATAAATGAGTTCACTCATATACAACGTTATCGTTAAATCTTTTCTTGCCATACTATGATATTTTTGTTCGTGTTGGTTTCTTTTTGAAAAACGCTTTATCCTTGATGTCGAGCAATAATGCAGCAGCGTTATCTGCATACTCCTTCACCTTGTCGTTGGCGGTAATCTCACACCACTTCCCGATGATGCTGTTCACCAAGAATGAGTTGGCAGAGGATTTGATTGATTCGAGTAGGTTATCATCAAATCTGCTAGGCATTTCGAGTTGCCAAGTGATAGTTACGTCTGCTACTGAGACTCCTGAGATAAACCGTTTCAGCACGTTTCTCAACGAATCGAGCGATTCATTGAAGAACCTATCAATCATCGTCAGGTCTGCATCCGTCACAAATACTTGGTCAAATGCCGACTTTCCATCCTCCAGTTTGTTCTTTGCGCCTATGTAGGCAGTAGTCTTTGCCACCTCCTCATAGATGTCACTTTTCGTGATTGTCAATGTGAAATTTGCCATTCTTTATCTTTTTATAGAGTTTATAACCTAATACGATTAGCAGCATGCAGAGTGCTCCAAAAGACCATACTGCATACTTCAACTGAAACTGCTCCCACTTGGAGAGTTGTTTTTCTACTGGGTAGAGAACTGGGATGGAGTCTCTTTTCAAGAAGGAATCCACCTTCACCTTATACACATTTTTATAAATGCTCTTCTCATGCCATCGGTCAAGAAAGCAAGTATCTCCCTTCTGTCTGAAGAAGATTGAATCACGCACAAAAACGCTGTCAGAAGTATGCAGCGTATCGTGTTTTACTACGTCCCGACATATAACTTTTTCCATCGGGACGTATTTTGTCTTGCATCCCGACAGAAAAAAAGCCACCAGCAAGATACCAATCACGTAGAGTGCTACTTGCCAAAAATCAGTATCGTACCATTTTACTTTCATAGACTAAACATTAAAGACCTTCTTTGCTCTTGTAAGGAACTTTCGTCTTGATTCCAAGCCGTTGGTTCCACCATTGATAGTCTTGGTAATAGCCAAGAAACTATCACTATCAGCCAGTTTGTTCAGGTCATGTTTACACCACCACCACATAGCACTCTTCGTTGCTCCTAGCGGAAGTTCCAGCAACTGAGGATTCTCCATGATGTCACCAGTGCAATACTTGCTGTTCTGATAAGCCTGATAGTTGGCTCTGCCAGTAATCTGAATCAATCCCCTACCCCGATACTTGTAGCCATCACCATCTTTCAGGTTGCCGAGCATGTTCTTCAACTTTCCCACATCATACTTGTGGAAGTAGTTTCTGTTGCCGAGTTCCTTGGTGTATCGTAGTTCGCCACTCTCATGTGCAATCTGAGCCAAGAAATGAGCCATACGCTTAGTAGTATCAATATGGAACACCTCAGCATAGCCATTGATATAAGGTAGGAACGCATCCACCTTATCCTTGGCATTCGGCATAATAGCCAAAATCTGTTTTCTTGTTACCTTCATATTACTTGCCCTCCTTCACTTGTTTCAGCATACTTGCGAGTTCGTCCTTCACCTTACTCTCAAAGTTTCCTAATTTAGTCTTAAAATAAATGTTCACTCCGAATATTGCTCCAGAGTAAACAAGTGCTTGGCTGATGTACCAGAGCACACCATCCGAAATAATATAGTTGTTCAGAAAGAATGATAGGAAGGCGAGGACGATGCCGCTAACTACCATTCCAATAGCTGTACCATATTGCAATCCTTCACGCACGTTTGGAGTCATAATTTATCTTTTTATACTATTAACATTAATAATATGCAAAGATAAGAAATGATTCCCAATTAGTTACTTTATCCGTTTATTGTGTGCCATATTTTGCTGGTAGGATGCAAGCAGTCAGGGTCTTGCAGATACTCGATAGCCATCAAAACCACCATTTCCTTCAACTCCTCTGCATCATTGCTATATCGCTCCAGCAGAAGATGATGGTCACTCCTCAGCAGATTCATAGTTACCGCCAAGTCATAGATGGTATAGTCAGAAATATCATCCTGATGCTTGTCAAAGGCTTCTCTTATCTCCTCGTCCGAGAAGAAGGGAGCCATGTGCTTTGTTCCGTCAGCATCCTCATACCACATCTTGCTGATAGCATCATCGGCAAAGTGCTTATCAAAATGCTCTTCGCTCAACACCCCATACACCATCGCACAAAGATGATGCTCCTCCACATCGCTCAACTTGCATGAGAGATACTTGCCGACTGCCTTAGCTATAGCCAACATCTGTTCAGGAGCCATTTCCTGCTGATACTTTTCTACGAAATCTACGAAATTCATACCTATACAAATTAAAAGTTTATGATGTTGCAAAGATACGAATATCTTAAACGCAGCACCATAAACTCGTAGATATTTCTGTAGCTATCTGAATATCAGACAAATACAGTTACGATAAAAAACACCTCCTTTCTTTATTCGTCCTTAAATCTGGTTCTCTTCTCTCCACCCCTCGTCCAGATGTCGCTTTTCTTGCGTTTCGCCACCTTTCCGATAACGTCATTCTCGTAAAGTTCGGGCTTATTCTCCCTACCTTGGGTCTCTGAAGCAACACCACCATTCGGGTTGCCACCTTGGCTGGCATCAGGTTTCCCATTGCCATACCATTCCTTGTCACTTGGTTTGTCTGCAATCATAACTATAAACTATTAACTATAAATTATAAACTAAGCAGCAAGCGGTGGGTTCTGTCCGTCAGGACTCACTCCCTGACCGCTCATCATCTGCTGCAACATCGCCTGAGCCTTCGGATTGCTCTGTGATGCCTGAGCAACTTGGGCTTGAAGCTGAGGAGAGAATCCTTGTGGAGTCTCACCATTCTGAATGGCTTGCTGGTTGGATGCAACCGATTGCAACAACTCCTCGCCAAATGGGAAATCTCCTACTTGCAACAACTGCTCCAGCGTGATAGCCTGATTCTGCCATAAGGTCATAAGGAACTCATTTGCCATCTGTCTGTATACAGGAGTAGCCGTACTTTCCGTGATGTTGATGTCAAACTCAACGTCTCGTATCTTCTTAGGGTCGTAGTGTACAATCTGTCCTGCCCTACCCACGATATTGAAGTTACGAGCCACGTCATAGTACTGCTGCATATTCTTCACGGTCTTGTAAGCACCATCAATGATGAACTGGCTGAATGTCTCCAATATATCAAGCAGCGACATGGTAGCATTCTGTGTCTGCTGCGCATAGAGCGAACCGCTCGTACCTGATACTCCTGGTTTACCTTGCAAGGCTCCGTTCACTCCCGATATATCCTCAAAGAACTTCAACTGATAGCTGAGCAAATCACCGATACCGATGTTCGTAGAGTTATTCGCCACTTGCTGAGGAACCTGACCGCTCTTGTTTGGCTTGTATCTAACGACACCATTGAACCTACTCCACTCATCACAGAAATCATCCCAACTCATATCATCAGGCAGACAATCCTCAGGACAGAGCAGCACACCCTTGGCACTTGCCCTCATGATGAAGTCATACATCGTGATAAGTCGGTTCACGTATCTCTGCTGGTCAATCACATCTTCCACGAAGCTGTGAATCTCGCCATCAATAAACGGATAGAACTTAAAGCAGTATGGATGCTCACCATGGGCATAAGGAGTCTCGCCTTCTCTCAGAATATCACCGAAAGGAGAAAGATAGTAGAAATGCCAGTAATCATCCATAAACCACTCGGCATCAATCAGAGGAATATCCTCTTCCAGCATGCCAGCAGCCATACCTCGCCTGATTCTGTCTCTGTTCTCTGCATCTACAATATCAGCCTTATCCTCAATATCAATCTTGAAATCATCGCCATTGTTGTAGTCGTGGCATCGGTACCTTGGCTTACTCTCCTTGCGCCAAACCTCAATCACTCGGCAGAGCGAAGGGTTGGCAGGATTCATAAAGTCGATAGTCTTAGGGTCGAACTCACCGAATCGCTGAGTGCAGTCTGCAATCACGAAATCTCGGTTAGCCGCTAACCGGTATATCTCCTTCAACTTCCGAGCTTCAGCAGGAGACTTGGCAAACTCTCTCAGTACGTTGCCGATGGTAATGTCATGCACCTCACCCAAACAACTCACGTCCCAACCACGGAAATCCCTCATATTGTTGTCTATGAAGAAATTGTTCGGATTCACGTAGTCAGTCCAGCAATCCAACCTGCCTCTTCGCCATCCATACTTTTTCTTATAGATAGCAGCACCGCTTATCAGGAACTCTTCCATGGTTCGTGCATCCAGTTCCGTCTCTCGGTTCAGTTGTCGGTTACATTGCAGCACCACGCTTATGGTCTCACCATATCGTTTCTCATCCTTATCTCTGGCATTGCAGGTAGGTTCCTTGCTCTGGGAGCGATATACACCCAGCACATTCTTCACCAACCTACGGATAAGGTTGTTCTTCAATGGTTCGCTACCCTGCTCACGGATATAGTCTTCCTCCTTGATACGCTTTTTAAAGCCACACTTGTTTTTGAACTCAATGGTATCGCCCCATTGGTCTCCATAGCAGTATCGCTTGTTACGCAATCTTCGCTTTCGGAAGTTATCCATATTGTTATAGTATCGTTGAGCCTCCAGCAAGATTGAGAAGGCACGCTCGTATGGCTTGTCAAATCGGTTCTTGGATGCCTTCACGCTATCCAGTTCTTCCTTGTCAAGTACCCTACTCAACGATAGCAGTTTGGTTTTTTCTTTCTTCTTTGCCATAATTTATGATGTTGTAGGTTCAACAATATGTGCCAACTTTATAGCCACTCCAAGGAATCCGCTTGCAGTATCGGTATCGCCAAGGCTGATACAAGTGAGATAGCCAGCCATGTATAAGATGGAATCTTTCAGGACGGAAGGCAGACTGATTTTCTGTTCGGTAGTGATAGATGGAACCTGAACGTAGATGAATGCCAACGTAGCATCCTGCTTTGTGCTGGTATATAGTTCGATACTCTTGCCGTTAGCCGTATGCACGATAGCCGCAATCGGTCGCTCAGGATTTCCCCTAACTCCATATTTGCAGTTCTGATACTTGTAGGCATCATCACTCTCTGAAATGATTTCGGCAGGACGGTTCCAGCCTTCTGCCTTCACAGAAAGTATTCTCAGCATATCGGTAGGCAAAACCATCTTTCCAACGTAATAGCCGTTGCTATCCGTCCATGTCACTTCATTCGTACACGCAGTACCTTCCACCATATCCTCAGGAGCTTCAGAAAGAATGATTCTTGCTGCATCTACGATTTTACTCTCAATAAGTTCTGCTTGCGAGAGTGTATCAGAATCGCTAGGAGCCAGCAAACCAGCAGACTCTTGGTTTCTATCCAAGAGCACCTTCACCTCTTTCACTAAATCAGATACAGCATATTCTACCATTACTCTAAACCTTCTAGTTCAACACCCTTTTCTTTAGCAATCGCCAAGATGTCTTCCTTGGTCTTCATCTTGGAACGACTCACACCGAAGGTCTCAGCCAGATAATCCTTGGCATCCTCAAAGTCTGTAACGCTGTGGGTCTTCTTCTCGTCAGCCACCTTCTTCTTGGTCTTGGCAGCAGCCTTCTTCTTTACCTCAGCAGCTTCCTTCTTCTCGTCAATACTCTCTGCCAAGAAGAACTTGTCTTTGAACCAATAATGAGACTCGATAGCCTTCTGTACCTTAGGGTCTCTTGTCATATAGACACTACTGCCCATGGTCTTACCCTCAAAAACAATACGCATCCGCTCGTTACCTACCATAACGCTGAAAGCCAAATCAGTACCTGCTTGATATTTATTAAACATGATTATACCTTATTATATATATGTGTTACTAAAAAAGGGATGGGGCTAGTGCCCACACCCCTCACTATTTGATGAATAAATTGCAATTCTACTTGCTTTTAGGCAGCAGCCTTGGTTCCCTCTGTATCAGAAAGGCTATCTGCTGCAGGAACCTCAGCAAGGCGCATACGAGCGTGTGCCTTAGGGTACTTCAAGTACAGACAAGCTACCTCCTGAATAACTACTGCATCGGTGTTACGGATGCCAGCCTTCTTCAAGTCGAGCACGTTTCGAGTCCAAGACAAGTGTACTCGCTTAACCAAGAACTCAGGGTCAAGGGCAAAGCCGCAGTCGCTCATGCCGAAGATGTCAAACAACTCAGAGTGAATCATCAACACCTCACCGAAGTCAGTCTCCCAACTCTTGAACTTCAAGTCCCAAACCTCAACGGTGTCCTTCAAGCGGAACTTGTCAGAATCAATCTTACTGAATGCGCTCACGAAATCTGAACCAGCGATAATCACCTTGCGCTTGTTGCCGATACCAGTACCAACAAACAAGTCTTTTGAAATGTCAACCAACTCCAAATCAGTAATCACTCGTTCATTCTTGCCGTAGCCCTTCTTAATATCGTCAGCAGTAGCAACATGACCTACCTCAATATCCTTACCAGCCATCCACCAAATACCCTTGGTAAACCACTGGGCAGAGTTGTTCTTGGTAGTATGCTTGATACAAGCCATATCACCGAAGAGATAAGTACCTTCCATCGCAAGACGCATATCATAGATACTATCCTCCTCGATGTCAGAGAAATCCCAGTCTACTCGCTTATCTGCAATCTTATTAAAGGTACTCTCCTCTACCTGAATCATGAAGTTCTGGCAGTACTGAATCTCAGAATCAGGAAGGTTGTTGAAACGACCTGTCTGTACATCCAACTCACCGCAACTCTTAGCCATACGGATAAGTACCTGACCCTTCTTCAAAACAGGAATGCCGATAGCCTGCTTGCTGACCAACTCACCATTTACAGCATACACAATAGGATAACCCTCTGTATTTTTACCGCAAACGCAAAGTTCCAAATCAGGAGTAGGAGCATCTGTAATTGTTGAATAGGCAACACCCTTATAGTTGGTAATAGCCTTCACACCCACCACTCGGATGGTATCATCCAAAGTAAACATTTCAGGGTCTTCTACCTTCAATACCATAGATGTACCAGTACTCTTCGTGGTATCCTCCTTGACGGTTGTCTTGATAGGACGTGTACCGATACTCCAATACTCAACTGCAAACGAACTAGCAGGCTTGGTTGTCGCATAGCGTGAAATCTGGTCAACTGGAGTAGCCATCGGACGAATCTTGGTAATCTTGTCGTTGATGTCGTTCTCATAGAACTCCGTACCATTCTCGTTAAAGTGCTCACGACCTTTTCCCTCAGTAGCGATACCATCATCCTGACGAGCCGCACCACCATTGCCAGCATCATTGGCAGCAGTAGCACCACCAGCTTCCGCAGCATGACCACTCTCGGTAGTACCGCCATCAGGCAGAGCCGCCTCAGCCATGATAACCTGACCATTCACTCCAAAAATAACTGCCATAACCATCAGGAAGACGGAAAGCAGCCGATTAAATGTACTTTTCTTCATTGTTATCCTAAATTAATTAAACATTATATATTATCTTTTTACCTTTTCTCATTATCGAATGTGTGTTCTCTTCTCGTTGCCACGCTGCCAGATATTACCCCTACGTGATATTCTACCAACAGCACCAAGGTCAGGCTGATTATCCGTAGGCTTGGTCTCCGCATTGGCAGAATCAAGGTCGGCAGTACCATCACCCTTCTTTCTCAGTTCAAGGTTCTTGACGTGCTTGCTGTTCTTGCCACGAACCTCACCTTCATGGGCAGCATCAGCCACATCAGTATCATGGTTCTTAGCCTTGATGAAAGCAGTAATCATTTCCTCTGTAAACTTGCCAGTCACCACATTGCGCATAGTCTGAAAGCACTGGTCGATGGCATCGTTCACAGCTTCCTCGCCATACTTCTCTTCCAACTTGTCGAATACCTCATAGCTGGAAGGCATATTCTTGTCATACTCCTCCTGCAATTTCTTGCCGTTGGCAGCATTCTGCAAGAACTCCGACTGAGCCGATGCAATCTCATCCGCATTGTCAGGGTCTGAATAGTAGTCAATGGCATCCTCGCCATGTGTACGAATCAACTCAGCGTAAGGACTCTTGCCAGCCTTCATCGCTTGAAGGAAGGTAGCCGCCTCAGGGTCACTACCCAGCCAATCGCCCATAGCCTTCTCGTTATCCTTGTAACCCTGCAAAGCCTTCTGGTCGGCATCATAATCATCGTTGATGGCTCCATACATAGCTTCATCATCCGCATACTCCGTATTAGGGTGGCGGGTCTTCAAACGCTCCAAAGCCAAGTCTCTCTTGGTCTTGGTATCTTGCTGTTTTGCAGCACCAGCATTCTGCTCAATATTTGTATTATCGTCCATATATATATGTGTATATTTATAAATCAATGCCCAAAATTAATGCTTTTTTCCGATTTTCATCTTTTATCCGTTAATTTAGTCTAATCGGATGCGACTAATTCAATACTTTTTTGTATATTTGCAGGGTCAGATATGAAATATAAGGATTCACGATGCTATTTTATAGAGGAACGTGATGCTGATTTATTGAGGGCTTACAAAGAAATTATTAATGTAAGAGACAATATCAGACTCTCAGAGATTGAGGAAAAGCTAGCCCAGTCTCCGAGCAGAAGATTTTGGGTTTCAGAAGACCGTGCTTATATAGTCATATTAGACTTACTGAAAGGAAAACCTCTTGATAACATGATTCCTACCCGAAAGGAAATGTATCAGGAGATTTTCAGACGATTCCAAATTCATAAGAGTAATGAGCCATATCTCAGTAATATGGATATTATCAAACGTGTATGTGCTGAAAAAGCACCCAGTTTCTATTTGACTCCTCAAAGCATACACGTAATTCTTAGCAGGGTGAGAAAGGAGGAGAAGCAAAGATGCTACGAGATACGAAAGAGAAGATTGCGCTTTATGCTGGGTACATTATAATAATGTGTATCACTTTTCTTGGATATGATGGCATGGGTCTCTTTGACGATTGTTCTATTCAGAACCGACTAAGCTACCCTTTCTTTCATCAGAACATCTTTCATGCTGCCATCAACCTTTATGTCTTCCATCAATGCTACCGAGCCATCCCTTGTGGCATCGGTCACTTGGTGGCATTCTATCTCATAGCCATCAGCTATCCATTCACCTCTTCCCTACCAATCATCGGTCTCAGCGGCTTTATCTATGCTTACATGGGCTTTATCGCCCCTTACGTGGAGAATAAGGTAAGATACAATCTCACCATTCTCCTATATATCTGTGTTGGAATCTTCTTCCCTTGCATGGCAGTTGGAGTCCACATCTATTGCTATGTACTTGGTCTGTTGTGGGGTTATTTAAATGCACCGCTATGCCAAGACAAGTAACCGCCAAACTGACTGATGCACTCGATAAACACGTATTGGGCATCCTGAAGGAGAACGAGAAACGCATCAAGGAAATCAACACACCATTCAATCCTATCAAGGGTGAAGGTTGTGGAGATAAGCGATTCCTGCTCTTCCTTCCTGATTTCCCGATTCAGAGACAGCAGCTTCCAGTTTCAATGAAGAAGATTCCGCTCGTCAAGATGCTCATCGAGTTTGGTAGCTGCAAGGCAGTAATCGAGGAACTGCACAAGGATATAGACGAGCCATACAACCTAGAGGAAGAAATTGAGCAACTGGTAGAGCAGTTCACTCGCATCAGAATGAAACACGACCCTTTCTTCTTCTTTGCCACATTCATCTATATCAAACCAAAAGGTGGAGGTCTCCCCTTCCGTTTTGTGCTCAGAAGACCGCAGCGCAGACTGCTCAGGTGGTTGGAGGAGCGAAGGAAGAAGAATCGCCCTATCCGTCTCATTCTACTGAAAGCCCGACAATGGGGAGGTTCTACGGTTATTCAGATGTACTTCCTCTGGCTGCAACTCATGTGGCAGAAGGGTCTCAACTCGCTCATCGTGGCTCAGGTCAAGGACACAGCAGAGACCATCCGTGGTATGTTCGAGGAAGCTCTGAAAAACTTCCCTACCAAGTTCCTCTACGAAATGGGAGAAGCGTTCTCTGAGAACGAGCCGAAGTTTATTGGAGTGGGAACATCAGGCAACGTAAAGAAGGTTCCTCAGCGATTCTGCAAGATTAAGGTGGGTTCCATGGAACGACCATTGTCAGCCAATGGTGAAGACTACAACTTGGTACACCTTTCCGAGGTGGGTTTGTGGAAAAAGACAGATGGCAAATCTCCTGAGGAGGTGGTGCAGAATGCTACCAATGGTATTTTGTACCGACCATACACGATGATTGCCTATGAATCCACCGCAAATGGTACTGGCAACTTCTTCCACAAGGAGTGGCTTGCAGCAGTCAAGGGAGAATCTCAGTTTGAGCCATTCTTTGTTCCTTGGTACGAGATATACGATATGTATCATCTTGAATTTGAAAGCAAGAAACAGAAGGTAGAGTTTGCCAAATGGCTATACGAGAACCGCAATAATACCAACACGATGTCCGACCGAGAAGAGCCATGTACATATCTTTGGAAGTTATGGACACTGGGTGCTCCACTTGAAGCCATTAACTGGTATATTGCCGAGCGCAAAAAGTTCACCGACCATGCAGATATGGCTGCTGGCTACCCTACCGATGATATTGAAGCATTCAAGCATTCAGGAGCCAAGGTGTTTGCCGAAGACAAGGTTGACAAGTTCCGTAATGGATGCCGACCACCGAAGTTTATCGGGGATGTATATGGCGACGGTTACAAGGGCAAGAAGTGTATGCTGAATATCCGATTCTGTGAAGACAAGCAGGGTCAGTTGTGGATATGGAGCAAGCCTGAGACCTTTGATGATTGCAAGGTGATAAACCGCTATCTGGTCGTAGTGGATATTGGTGGACGTAGTAAGAATGCCGACTGGTCTGTTATCTGTGTCTTCGACCGCTATTGGATGATGGAAGGTGGCAAGCCGTATGTGGTAGCCCAATGGTATGGGCATATTGATATGGACTTACTGGCGTGGAAGGCGGCTCAGATAGCCAAATACTACAACGATGCTCTGTTGGTCATTGAATCCAACACCTTGGAGACGAAAGACAAGGAGCACATCTTGGAAGGTGGTGACCAGTCCGAGTTCATCCTGAATCAAATCAAGGACGTATACGATAATCTCTATGCACGCAAGCAGAGCGAATCAGACATCAAGAATAAGGTTCCAGTGAAGTACGGATTCCATACCAATGTAGCAACCAAGCCAATGGTTATCTCAGTATTGGTTCAGGCTATCCGTGAACAACTCTATGTAGAGCGAGACGATAGATGCTTAGATGAATATCTCACCTACGAGAAGAACGGAACCGTATACGAGGCAGCAGACGGAAAGCACGATGATTTGCTCATGACCAGAGCCATCGGACTCCACATCTGTTTCAACGAAATGGAAATGCCTAAGATGATTTCCATTCAGGCAAGAGTAATGAGAAGAAAGGTTTCTGTTTCGGCAGCAACCATCATATAGTTTCAAACAATTAATAATTACGATTATGAAAATAACAAAGATTTTCAAGCGCATCAAGTGCGAAATCATGTACCGCCAAGCTACGGCTAAGGCAGAATACGCATCCAAGAAGAACAATGGTGAAATCTTCTACGTTCTTCCTACGCAGAAGGGCAACCTCATGATTATGAACCGCCCTCTCTTCGAGGCATTCAAGAAGACCAAACTGGTAGACAACGACATGAAGGTCAGAGACCTCTTCAAGGATTGTGTCTACCATACCAACTGCAAGAGTGAGAAGGGAAAGCGCAGCCGCAAGCGCAAATTTCTCAGATGGAAGGGCTTAATCTAAAATTTTTCTGCCCTAAATAAACGGATAAAAGATAGGTGGAGAAAATTCTGCCTATCTTTGTCTATTATTAATAATGTATACGTATATGGATATTTATAAGATTGTTAAAGGTAACAGTTTCGACCTTTTCATCAAGCTACAGAAAGCCTACATCTGCAAGAATAAGCAGATGTTGGAAGATGTTGACGTGGCTGCCATCAGTAATCTAGAAGTACACCTTACTGATGCCTTTGGAGAGTGTGTAGCAAAAATGCCTTTTGTTCAGAGCGGAAAAAATAATAGTGAAGTAGAGCCGAACATGATGTGTATTACGTTGACTCCTGCTGCATATAAGAGCGGTATTCTCCACTCCACGCACAATCTGTGCAGTACCTGACCTTTCCAAAGAGAAATCGGGTAAAGAATGTAAGTGATGAAGTAGAAGAACCAGATAGGTTCCTCGTTCTCTTCATACCACAGCGTTATCTCCATCTTGTTGTCGTAGAACTGAGATACACTATACCATCTGAAAAGCATGACCAATATAGGCGCATACTTGAAATAAAGCAAGTCCGTCTTAATCTTGCTGCGTTCAGGGAGTAACTTAGTTATCTCTCTAAACAAATTCCTGACCCGTTGGTCTTCGTCTTCTTCTTTTCTCATAAGCCATTGTTTTCTAAAAGTTTATATGATTGAGGTTCTTTTACTTATTTAATAAAAAATCTTAGAGGTGGCAAATATAATAATAAATTAGGAAATAGCTACATTTATACACAACTTTAAAAGTTAAACTTTGTAAATACTTACAGATTGATAGATTCACACAAGAAAAAGGGGTAAAAAGTTTCAGATTGAAAGCAATTATCCCCCGAAAGCATAGCACTTTCAGGGGATAGTCATATATGTATTACTTCTTAGCCTTTGCCTTCTGGTTAGCCACAACTACCTTGTTAGCCTTCTCCAGCACGGAAAGAATCTTCTTTCTCAGGTCACGAATCTGCTTCATGTCCTCAGCGTTGTAGGCATCCTTGCCATCATACAAGAAACCTTTCTTCAACTCGGAAATCTCCTGCTTGTCAAGGGAAATCTCGTCAATGGCATCAATGGCAGCCTTGTTGTTGTTGTAGTAGCCATCGCTCTGACTAGAAGCCGTATCAACCAAGAGGTCATAGGAAGTCTTGAATCCGTTCAGTTTGGTGTAGAGTTGTTTCAGCTTCAAGTCCTCGAAATCATCCTTCGGAGTAGCATGAGCCTTGTATATATCCTCGGCATTCAACTTGTGAGGTCTATACTCCTCCCCACTATCCTCAGCACGTTCCTTCTTCTTGTCTTCCTCATACTTCTTCACCTTCACATCATCCTGCTTGTACTTCTTATACTCCTCTGAGCCGTAGAACCGCTCCAGCATTGAGTAATCGCCATCCACCTTAGCTTGTTTCTTCAACTTGCTCAGGGTATTGGATGCACGGTCGTGGTTCTCCTTCATATTCCAGAACTCATCACCTTGTTTCTTAGTAACCGGTCTATCATCAGGATTGCTGACGAACTTACTGAATAATGGAATATCAGCCACCTTAATTTCCTTCGGGTCATTGAGCGACTTGGTAAGCAAACCGAGCACCTGACTGCCCATGGTGTAAGCACCACCGAGATAAGAAGACAATACATGGTCAACCACAGCAGGGTTATTCAGATTGTATCTTGGGTCACCGAAAGCATCCCATTTGTTCTGCTGCACATCAGGATAGTCGTTTCCGATTGAGTTCATCATCCTTGATGCACGAACCAACCAATCAGGAGTTCCAACGTACGCCTTGGTAAAGTTAGGGTCATACTTGTTATACTCTGTCTCCTTGAATAATGGCTTGCCAGTAAAGTCTACATTGAAAGCCAACTCAAAGACTGGACGAATAGCATTCGGCATCAGACTGACAGCAATATTGCCATCATAGCCAGTAGGGTCAAGCGGAAGCATATCAACAACCTGACCAACCAAATCCCAACCATAGTCTTCCCAACTCTCCTCAGCCAATTCTCCACCCATCATCTTGGATGCAATCATATCACCCAAACCGTAGAAAGCACGGAACTCCTGAGCAAGAGGAATCTTCACGAACTCATGGGTAGTAGGAACCCACATAATAAAGTTGTTTCGTCTATCCCACTTGGAGAACTGCCAGTACTTCTTAGATATATCTTTGTACCAATCCTTATCATCATCACCATCGCCACCCAAAAAGGCAGCACCCAACTGCATTAGAGCGACATTAACAATAGGTACGAGTACACCACTCGCCAACCACGATGCAGTAACAGCCGTGAACTTGAAAGGATGATGCTTGGCAAGCGCACCCAAGGTCTGCAAACTCTGTACTGCTGGATTGATGAAGAGATAAAGGTTTCTAATCATCTGCCAGCCATATTCGCCAGTACCCTTGCGGTTGAAGTTCAGGGTCACGTCTTTGGCATCATTCACAGCCTCATCAACGGAACGTCCACACTGAATAGAGGTCATGTAAACCGCAAATCGGTTACTATCCTCGATTGCTCTGTTCAGGAACTCGATACTATCCATGATGGTATGCCCTACCTTAACTAGGTTCGTCTTCCATCTATCCAAATCCTTCAAATCATTCTTGAATTTCTTCTTCAAGTCTTCCACATCAAGCGAAGAGACAAAGCCAGTCTCGCCACCATTCATCATGAAGTCATAGAACATCTGTTCCTTTGGTGTAGCGTTTCCGTTGTTTACCTTATCTCTCAACTTTCCGTTCTGAAAATCTCTCAGCATGAATCCGAGATTCCAAGAGGTTGCGAGATTCTTTCTGAGCAGATAGTTGTACTTTGCATCCTCACGGATAGCTGTAGATGACAGCGTCATGGTCAGGTCTCGGAAGTAGTTGGAAGGAATGAAGAGAGGTGAAAGACTGGTATAGGCAGCAGCCATCTTTCTGCCCAACCAAGCAGCAGCCCTATCAAGTTTGCCGCTCTGAATCTCTCTTACTCGGTGTGCTCTGGTATTATTCATCGCCTGAGCCAACTGAGGGTCACCATTCACATAGATAACATATTCCTCGCCATCCTTCATCACTCGCACCTCATGTTCTCTCTCCTCGCTGTGAGTCTGAGGATAGGCTATGTTCAATCCGTCTCTCTTCTGAGTAGCATCACCAGCCTGAGCCATCTGCTCCATCTTCTGCTCGAAAGCATCAATGGCAGCCTTCACCTGATTACTATTCATCTGAGAAGTAATCTGAGGTGTAGCAGGAATCCACTCCTCGTTGCCGTTGGCATCCGTACTCTTCACATACCAAGCCTTGCTCAGGGTCAGCAGGGAAGTTGGATGATTCTGAGCCAAGAGCATCAGGTGTTGTTTCACCCAGTTCTTGTTGTTCAGCAGGATTCCACTCTCTGCCATATTCTCGATGTATGCGATAGGGTCATCAGCGATAGAGGTTCGTCCATGTGCCTTCTTCAAGGTCTGATTGAAAGCACCCTTGCCGCCACCGATATAGTCCCATACTTGGTCGGCAGTAGTGCCATCCCAGCCACGAAGAGGAATATAATGGCTATACATATCTCGCACATACTGATAAGTATCTTTGCTCATCATGCCAGCCTTATAGCCATCACGGAGAATCTTCTTGGTAGCCGCATTCGTTGCATCCCAGAGATTGTGAGTCTCGGTTACATACTTATCCTCAATATCCTTTACCAGTTTGTAGGCAGCTTCCTCAAAGTCTGAGCCGTCAAAGAGAGCAGACAAACCTGAGTAATCGTAGGCAATACCATTCTTGTCGTAGCGATAGTCCATATAAGATGGAGAATATTTCGCCCTGAGTGCATTGTCTCTCTGTCTCCAAGTATTGAAGTCTACTCTACCAAACTCTAGGTCGCTATCATTAATGATACGGTTCATATCGCCCTTATAAGCCTTGTATGCCGCACTTCTCTGAGCCACGTCCTCAAAGTCAGCATCCAGTGACTTCTTGAAAGCCATCTGAGCATCACGCTCCAAGCCATGCTTAGCCATCATGTAGATACGAACATTATCATAGCTATCGCCCAGTACCTTCTTCATCTGATGATAAGCCTTTCTCAATGGCTGCAAGAACTCATTATTGTACTCCTCAAACTCGTTCTTGCCTTTGCCATGGCTGCGGTTCTCGGCAGTATAGGCATCCTCTGCCATGTTCAGTCGGTCAACACCCACTTCCTTCATGATAGCTTCCTGAGCCTTGCGGATAGCCAGCATACTATCTTGGAAGGCGATACGTTTCAGAACAGAACCACGCTGCAACTCTCGGTTGAACTCTCCAAGGGCAGTATCATCACTCAGAAGATGCTGCTCGTAGGTTGGAGCAGTCTTCCACAGAGCCATCTGTTTGCGGTACTCGTCTACTCTCCTCAGGAAGTCAACGGCACTCTCACCAGCGTTGCGTTGTGGGATGGTTGGCCTCTGAGCATCCTTTGGCAGATTATTATCCTTCTTCCACTGGTTCAGGTCGTGCTCAAACTGGTCATAGCGCAAGGAGAATCGGGTATTACCCACGATATTGGCATTATTCTCATCGAATATCACGTAGTTGTAATCGCCTTCCTCAGCACCGCCATGAATAAGACCAGCAGGGTACTTGATGCCGACAAAACCTATTTCACTCAAAGCCCTTGATGCTAATTCTGCACCATGCGAAGGTCTTTCACGGTCAAAGAAGTCTTCCAAAGCATGATAAAGTTCTTCACCTTTCAATGTAGGAAGTTTCTGCATACCATTCTCAGGCGATTCAAGTTTCATTTGGATGATACGCTCAATCCTATCTTTGTCATATCTCGCTCCACCATCATTGAAATACTCGTTTTCATTAAATCCATGATGAGTTATTTCCCATAGTCTGTACCATTTTTCCAATGGGAAGTTTTGAGACTCATTCCATCCAAGGTAGTTTTCACCATTATCATCAGGAATATCCACATCATAACGGTTGGCATTTCCCTGAGTCAGATAGTCTTCATCAAGGGAATCAATCCACTTCAAACCTTCCTTATACTCTGCAAGTCTATCCTTCAAGTTCTGCTCGTATTCTGTACCCTTCTCTCTATCCTTCAAGTTTTCAAGGGTACGCTGAATATCGTTGGCATCAGCACCGACACGTTTCTTGGCAAAATCCTTGGCACTTGCCACACTACCGCCAGTTGCCACGTCATTCACCATTTCCCCAAAGACTCTTCTCTTGAAAATATCGCCCTTCACCCCATCAGTGTAGCGCATATTCTTATAGAGGTCAGCCATCTTTCTCTGCTTGGCTCTCTGGGCATACTCACGTCCAATCTTGCTAGAGTTTGTAACATATACTCCATGTCCAAATGTTTCACTTCCCTCGCCTTCCAAGGCATGAGACAAATCGAACTTGTCAAAGCTAGCACCAGTACCATGATAGGTACGGATGCTAAACTTAGGGTCAGAGCCAGTAAGCAGAGGAGCAATAACATGTTCCGTCAACTGGGTAGGGATTCCGTTGCCGATGATGATATGGCTCAGGTTCTCGGAGAATGGCATCTTGTAATCATCGCTAACTCCTGATACTCTTGCGAGCACTCTTCCCATGGCACGATATACCTTACCATCAGGCATCACAATCACATCACCACTCTTCGTTCTGAGTGTTGGCAGCAGTTCATCAGCGAAGGCATGAGGAACCTTGCCGTCAGCATAGGCACTACCCATCACATACAATGGCTTGTCAATGTTTCTCCAGTCAATGCCATCAGCCTTCAAGCGAATATCCATCCAAGGAGCCACACCATTCTTCTTCTCTGTCAAGGTCGGGATAATATCAGCCACAGCTTCATACCATCCGCTCTTGCGTGCCATCTTCTCAGGCTTGGCAGGAAGTTTACCATCACGAACCGCACGGACAATCAATCTCTCTCGGTTTGTGTAGCCGCCATAGTCAGCAGCATTATACACATCTGCATCCCAAGTATAGCCGTTGGCATCCAGAGCATCGGTGATAGTCTTCATCGCTTCGGAATCCTTATATCCCTTCACGTTCTCAATGGTCACAACCTTTGGCTTAATAGCATTGATAAACTCGGCAGTACTAGCAGCAGTCTCCTTGTCAAGTTCCACCTCAGCATGGTTACTCTTTGCCTGAGAGTAGTTCTTGCAGACTGGGCTGGCATGGAAGTACTCCACCTCGCCATCTATCTGCTTAACCAACTCCTTAGGGTCAACATCACGAACATCAGCAGTAACGATGTGCTGCCCGAAATTGTTGCGATATACGCCGCTTATCTTCTCATCATACTCCACTGCCACCACTGGGTCGATGATACCCTTCAAGCCTTCCTCAACAAGACCGCCACCGCTAAAGTATGTTCCAGCCTTAATGAGAGTGCCATCCTTCAGGGAGAACTTAGGTTCCTCGCCAGCAATCTCTGCCTTGCGGTTCTCGCCCAGAGCCTGAGCAATATGAATCATCTTCTTGTTAGCCATCTTCCAGCCGTTCGGCATATCATCAATGGCAGTCTTGATAGCATCATCCACCTCATCAGGAGTGTTCAGACTCTTCAAATCCTCAGCCATATCAGCCGCCCCACTCTCCTTTCCGTCAGCCATATCACGGAGGGAGAAGGACACATCACCCACACCCAAGAAAATCTGGTCTTTACGAGCCACGTCCTCAGTAGATTCAGCGAGAGTTTTTCTTCTCTCCTCAGGAGTCATGTTCATTCTTTCCTGCACATTTCTTGCCTCCACCTCGCCAGCAAGTGACTTGTAGCTATTGAAATCATCATTCTTCATGTAGGCATCATAAAGACCTCTGTTCTTCTCTATGAGAGCCTTCGCCTCATCTTCCTTACCTTCTGCTCGTAGCTGCTTAATCTGTTTGGTGACCTCATCGAACCTCTTCTTGACTTCACCTCTAACCAATCTAGGACTACCGCCCTTGGCAAAGCCCTCTATATCTTGAATAGCATGCTGAATCTCGTGATTCAATATGTCATTCATATATTTCAACTCATCAGCATGAATGGTTATGGTGTTGGTTTTTGAATCATATTCACCATGTGAAGGCATATCGTTCATAATGGCATCAGTATCAATACGAACACCCTTCAACTGAGGATAAGCCTTAAATAATTCAGGTGCATCAATCACATCAGATAGTTTGCCGCCATTCCAGAGCATATCATCCTCGTAACGCTTAACGATTTGTCCACCGCCTACATTCATTGTGTCTTTTATCTTGGCATCAGGAATTTCGTATCTCCACTTGCCATCAGCACCACGCTCCCATCCAGTAGCCATCTTGATAGCCTTGGCATCTTTCTTCTCTTCTTCCATCTTGCGAGCCACGGAGAGATTATCCATACGAGCATTACGCTCCTCTGCCTTGTCAGCAGCAGCCGCACCACGCACACCAGCGAGAGAGAACCGGATATTGTCGCTACTATTGATAGCTTCATTGAAAGCACGACTGCGGTCACCTTCCTTATTCGGGTCGTAGTCATACATTGGTAAGCCAGCATTCTCTATACCCTTGCGTACATCTTTGCCCAAGTTATCAGGAACCACAGCAGCAGCAAACTCGTTTAGACGGAGAGGTCTGTTGTACTTAGTCTCAAAGTACGCACTCTTCAACTCTGTCTGTACTGCATTCTTCAAGGCATCCAGTTTCTTCATGAAGGTAGGAGTAAGGGTAATGCCATATTCTTTCTTGGCATACTTCTTAGGGTCAGACTGCAATACAATATCGTGAAGTCTCTGCTCACCATAGAACACATCATTATACAAGAACTTGGCAAGGTCATAATAAACATCACTCCATTTCTCGTAAAATTCTTCCTTATCCTTATTAGAAGACAACTTATCCTTGTTGGCACGCATTTCGTCTGTAGAATCAACACGACTAGCCAACTTTGCGATAAAGCTACCAAACGAGGTATATTCGCTTCCATTGGTCTGCCCATCTGCTTCTTCCCTCATAGCCTTTGAAACATTTTCAAGAGTCTCAGGCACATACTTTCGGGAACCATCCCTAGTATAGCCACGGAAGATACGGTTCTTCGTTCCGAACTCATCCAGTTTGTTCTCCTGCCATCTGATGTAATCATCATAAAGACCATTCTTGTTGACGTAATTACTAGCCTTCACCTTAGACAGATAGAAGTCATACTTCTTGGTATCGTTATGTTCCTTCACAATATCCTCAACAACCTTCTTCACATCTTTTTTTCTTGGACTGCCGTCCTTGTTAAGCAAGGTTGGCGCATAGTCACGCTCAAAGATTTCCTTAGTCTGTTTTCTTACTTGTGGATTGATAGGGCTAGCCTTAACGCCAGTCTCCTTATACATCTTTCTTCTCACCTCCAAAGAAACCTTTTCCCAAGTAGGATGGATGATGGCATGCTTAGCCAGACTTGTAACCTTTTCATTCAGTTCAGGGTCAGTCTTCATACTATTCAAAATATCCTCGGCAGTAGGATGGTCACTGATAATCTCTTTCCAGCGATAATCAATTCTTGAATCATACTCCTTAATATCAATACCCTTTTCCTTCAAGTACATCAACTCCCAAGCAGGAGCATTATTGTCACTTAGGGCATCCTTTGCCTGTCTCTCAATCTCAGCCTTAGCTCCACTTGGGTAATCAAGGCTATCAACCCAGTCTTCAAACTTCCGATACCCCTTTTCGCTCATTTCTCGCTCTACGGAAGGATAACGCTGAGTATAGGCATCAGTTATCCATGTACCACCAGTATTGCCAGTACGCTTATCCAAAAGGGCAGAAGGAGCGATGAAGGAAATCTCTCCAAAGTTGTCGTGACCAGTCTTGTTGGTATCAATTACAGCTAAAGAAGGATTGGCAAAGCCACCCAGCTTCAAAGCCTTTCTCAGTTTCTCCTCAGTAATGTTATGCACTCCTGCAAGAGTTTTTTCATCCTTCAAAGAGAAACGCACATCCTTATTCTTCTCATTGAATCTCTGAGACAAAGGAATCACATTACCATTATCATCATAGGTAACGGCATCAAGCAACTTTTTGTTGTTCTTGCTGTTCTTATAGGCGAAGTCTGTATCATTGATATAATCTTCCTCACGACCATAGCCCCATTCTGCAATATCGTTGCCATCAAACCACACATCATCAACAGGAACTTTTTGTTCGATGATGTTGTAATCGTCACCCCATCCATGCAATTTTGCATTATCAACAGCATAAGCACGACTTGGAGTAACCCAGTCACCATTTCGGAAAGAACCTTCCTTCACATCAGAAGGAACACTACGATACATTGTAATAGTCTTAGCTTTCTTCTGAATAGCATTACGAACGTTATCAATAGCCTCCTTACGCATAGGGTCAGCTGCACGATAAGATGCGGCATTAGTCAACTCCTCCAAGTTGCCGCCATCAATATCATCATTGATATAATCACCAAGAGTTGATTCACCTTCAAACTCGCCATTATCCCATGCCTCCTTGCGTTCGTCCTTTGTCAAGAAGTAACCATTACCCCAAGGTGCAGCACCATTGAAGGCAGATGTACCTTGATAGCTGGAATCTGTAGAATAGCCAGCAGCATCAGCAGCTTCATTCACCATCTTCTGAGCCTTTTCCATATTGCCATCTTCCACCGCTTTCAGGTATTCTTCATCTTTCAATGAGAATTTTGTGCCATCAACATCAACTTTTTCGCCATTTTCCTTGGTAGTCTCAAAAGAATTGATTATATTTGCAGCAGATTTAAGCTCTTCATCTGTTATTGTGGTTCCAGAATGGTTCTGGAGTGCCTCGATAAAGTGAAGGGCTTTTTCTTTGTCTATATTTGTGGCTTTTCCTTGATTAAACCAGTTGATGACACCTCTTGCATCCTTCGGGAACAATGTAACTATCTTATTCACTTTCAAGACAACACCACCTTTTCTATTTTGATTCTCTGTCTGTATAGCTACAATAAAGTTCCTATCCTCTTTCTTTAACTCAGTTAATATAACCTGACCATCATTACGCCCATTTGTATTGTCAAACACAGAAATTGGGTTTGCAATAGCCATAGGAAGGTCTTTAACATCAGTTGCATCAAAAGGATGCTCATGTACATATCCTTGTTTTGATTTGCGCATCAGTTTATCAAAGTCCAGTTCTATTTCTGCATCAGCAATTCCACCAGCCTTTAAAAAGGAACTAGAGCGACCCAAGCGAAGAATCTTATCCTTTTGGTTAGGATTCTTCACTAACTCATCTAACCTTTGATTGAAAGCATCGTTTACCTTCTTCAACGAGAACTTGGTATGACTGGTAATCTGAGCATTGTTCTCGTCAAAGATAACATAATTCATCTTGCCTTCCTTGTTGCCGCCAGCATTACGCAGAGCGATAACCTTCACACCGACAAAGCCAGCCTTGGAGAGAAATTCGCTTGCAGCCTTGTCGCTACCAAGTGCATTCGTTAAGTCACGATACAACTCCTTGCCAGTAGTCAAAGACGGTTCAAGCCAAACCTCATGTTCGTTACCATCAATCTTGTAAGTATCATACATACCAACCTTCTTGTACTCCCAGCCATCAGCCTTGAATACCTTTGGCAGACGCATAATCTTGGCAGCACCTAAAGGCTCATCCCAACCGATGTAGTTGCGACCAGTATCATCAGGAATATCAACAGAGTAGAGATTACGCTTTGGCTTTTCTATAGAGTCAAGTTTCTTCTTGGCTTCATCCATAAGTTTATAAGCTTCCTTTTGCTTCAACTTGTACTCTTCGATACGCTCACGCTCTTCCTTGATGGTTTTTTCACCTCTCTCCACTCTTTGCTCATACACTTCAACCCAATGCTGAATGCCCTTTTCTTTGTACATTTCAAGTTTCTTCTTGTTGTTTTCCAAAGAAGGAATATTATACATATTAATATTCAACTCGCTATCAGCAATATAATTAGTAAGGTTCTTGTATTCCGTCTCGGCATCCTCATAAGCACGTTTGGCTACCGTGTATTCTGTATTTCTCTTTGCCGTGTTCTGCTTAGCATAAGCCTTGGCAATACCTTCCACCTCACTCACATAGGTTCCCCAGCCATAAGCCTGAGCACCCTCACCACTACCCATGAAGGAGTGGTCGAACTTGTCAAACGATGCTTGGGAGCCATGATAGGTCTTGATAGAGAACTTAGGAGCATCAGCTATCTCCTGATTGATGCTGTTCACGACATCATCAGTAACAATATCGCCCTCCTGAATCTGCTGAGGTTCACGACCAGCATTCTTCACAAGTTCCGCTTGCTCTGCTCTGGTCAAGATACGGTTCACCTTCATCGCACCAGTAATCACCCAAGGGTCAGTCTCAGGGTTCGGGTTGGTACGATACATATAATAGCCATCAGTAGGCAGATGTTTCAAGCCAGCCAATGAATGCTGATACTTGCCCGATGGATTGATACCCTCTTGGCGAGCTTCCTCCTGATAATCTACATCAGCAGCATACTCCACCTCAGCGAAGACGAAGTTCTTAGGGAAGAGAGTCTTGTTGCCCTCAGCATCCTTGCGGTTGAACTGGATAGCATAAGGCACTACACCAAGATGCCAGCCTGGTCTATAGGCTAGCTTACCGCTACCGCCTTGTGTTCCCTTGCCGCCCTGCTTAACCTGAGGTCTGCCAGTCTTGCTTTCTCCTGCAATAGGAGCCGCATCAGCATCAAGCCATACACCAACCGGAGTAGCAGCACCATCAGGGTTCGCTACCATTGGTGGATAGAGTTTGCCATCCTTTAGCACAAATACCTTGTAGCCGATACCCTTCTTCTTAGGTTCAGGCTTCTGACGGAGAGAGAATGAAACATCTTCGCCAGTCTCAGAGTTCGTTACCTCGCCCTTGGCAGTATCAACGTATGCCTTTTCAACGATACGCTCCAAAGCATCTACAGACTTGTAGAAGTCTCCATATAACAGACCCTTTATCTTCTGAATAGCATGAAGAATCGTTGCCAATACAGGATGATTTAGACGAAGAGAGAACTTTTGTGCCAAGTCAAAGTCATTAATAAACTTTCCTAATTTATCAGCAACAACCTCCTCAACGTAATCATCAATATTGTTATATCCAGAGATACCATAATAGTTTTGGTAAATCTTTGCCAAGTCTTCCTCAAACTTCTTCCTTGTTGTTATCGCCATAGCAACCTTAACAAGTTCTTTGTATGCCTCAGGATTCTTCTGCTTGATGGCATGAGTCATTTCGTGACCAAAGACAAACTGGGTAGCCTTCTCTGTGTCAAGAGCAAGATACATGGTTCCATTCTCTATCCAACCATTTGACCTTGCGCCCATATAAAGGAACTGAACCTTCAATCCCATCTTCTTACACAACTCCTTAATAGCCTTGTGTACATGTTTAGGCATATCAATATCCAAGATATCCTTATCATCCACAGAGTTCTCTGCTACAAGTCGTTTTCTGTCTTCTTTATCGTTAATATCATACGTCTCTCCACTCTTTTCTCCCTTAATTTCAAACGGAACCTTATCTTTGCTAATTTGTTCACCCAAAGGCTTCTCATCCGTTGCATCCTCAGGAACCTCAATAGTCTCGCTACCCTCCTTTAACTTGTCAGGGAACTTTGTCTGCTCATCCTCATCATTATACTCATCAGAGTTGTATCTTTCACCTTCCTCAATACGTGACTTGATGATACCTGCCACCTTTTCAACATTATCAATGGTAACTTGTGGCAGCACCGATATTGGATTTTGAGTTTCGTATTGTGATACGTTTCTGTAGTCATTATCCAGAGCCTTCAATCTACTGCTCCAAGCACTACCCTTGTCGGCATAAATCCAGCCATGCCCACCTTCCGTGAAGTCAACATGAACACCTTCAAGCCCAGCTTCAGCCAGAGCAGAATCCAGCGCACTCTCAATAGCGTCAATAGCATCAGTCAAAGGCTTGACTAATGCTCGTCTCTCGCTATATGATTCATCCTTCTTCTTAGCACTCTTAGCATACTCCAACTGCCCAGATAGATAGCCATGCCCAAGATTGCTTGCGAGAAGGGCATCAGTCAATTCTTTCCGAGCCTTAGCAATAGCTTTCTTGTCATCGCTCTTCACCGCTGCCTTCAAAGCATCAGCATAAGGTGAAATCCGTTTTATTGCTTGTTGCAGAGATTCATTATAAGCCTTAGCTTTCTTGCTCTCTTCAACACCTTCTCTTCGCTCATACTCGTCTGCTGTCAAATACTCTAAATCTTCGTCTATATTCAGCAAAACATCAGATACCTCTTTAAATTCTTTGTCAGAAAGATTCTCCAGAAGTTCATCTATTTCGTGAGTAATCTTATCAATTTCTTTCACATTATCAGGATTGTCTAAGATTTCCTCTAGATTTTTTGCTAAGTCAACAATCTTATTGAAAGATTCGCTATGAGTTTTCTCCTCTGCCTTCTCTTCTGCATTCTCCTCAGCCTTCTTATCTTCCTCTTCCTGCTTAGCCTTCTGCTCCTCAGCGAATGCAGCGTTATCAGCCGCCTTCTTCTGCTCTTCAAGGATATTCTCAGCCTGAGCGATACGGAGATTTTCAATGTAATTTCTTGCTTCCGATGCCTTGAAACCGCTAGTGATTATGCTGAGCAAGGCGTTGCGAATATCCTGAGTGTCGAGTGAATCAAGGTTAGATGGACGATTCTCCCACAGACTATGCACAAGGTTGTCAATAGTAGTTCCCTTGCCATCAGCAGCGAGCAACTGAGTCTTGGCAAAGTCTTCTCTGCTCAATCCAGTTTCCTGCTTAACACCCTTGCTTGTCTCTGTTCCCTCATAGTTGAGAGAGTGAGCACCGAGGTTGCTAGCCACATACTCTTCAGCAGTAAGCGGAATCGTATCTGTCACATCAATGCCAGTACCATCATACAGACGATGCAGCAACGAACCAACCGTCTCCTTATAGATTTGAGCCACAGCCTCAGCATCATCCTTCACCGCACTCTTCAAGCGAGCAAACTTTCTTCTTGCCTTCTCAATGAGTTCCTTTCTACCCTCAGCAGTATCTTCCACCTTGGCAAGTTGTCGCTCATTATAAGCATCACGGATAGCGATAGCAGAGTCATAAGCCGCCTTAGCATCAGCAATCGCCTTCTCCTTGGCATCCTTTGCAGCCTTCTGTTCCACGAAAGTCTTACCCTTCACGGTCATGTTGCTAGCCTTGTCGAGTGCCTTCTTTGCATCAGACACATATCCAGATACGATACTATCTGCATCCTCACCAAACTGAGAGTCATACAACTCAGCAGTCTGTGCGGCAGTCAGCTTCGAGAAGTCAGGATTGCCATCCTCCAGCATAGGCACGATGGTTCCATCTTCAAGGGTAATGGCAGGAACAGCAGGAGTCTGTTCAGTTGCAGGAGTCTCAGCAGATTCAGGAGCAGCAGTCTCGCCCTCTATTGTCGGAGTCTCCACCTCTATCTCACCTCTACTCTCTCCACTATTATCCTCTATCATTGAGGATTCAGCCATGGCTTGTTTGTACTCATCGAGTGTCATAGTAGTAGCAGTTCTCACATCTTTCTTATTGACCGCATGAGGAATAAAAGAGCCATCACTCGTCAATTCCATCACCTTAGCTTTTGCACCTGAATCACGGATAAGAAACAACTGGGAGTTTGGATATTTTGTGTTACTATCCTTATCAAGCACATCAACGAGCACAACGTTACCATCATCATTGAGAATCTGATTGAAGTCAAATGAAGGTTGAGTCTCTTCTGTCTGCTCAGTCTGCTGATTCTGCCGCTCAGTACGTTTCTTTTCCATCTGTTCACGCTCAGCCTTGGCTGCCTGCAATCTCTGCTGGTCAGACTCATCCTTCATCTTCTGCAACTCTTCAAACGAGACTGGAACATTTACATTCTCACCCTTGACAAGTTCTGTTGGAATGTTGCCATCAATAGTAATCATGGCAGTACCATCACCATTATCAGCGAGTACTTCATAAGTATGTTCTGTTCCATCTGCATCAACGGTCTTGAACTGAGTACCTACATCAACAACACCATCAATGATACCAGTAGTTTCTTTGATAGCCTTCTCCTTGGCATCAGCCATAGCCTGACTTCTCACTTCATCAGCATTCTCCTCACTACCTAGTTCAGCAAACATCATGGCATCAGCATGCTCAACCGTATTAGTAGTTGGGTCATAATACAGAATCATATCATCGCTATTACTAATGTCAATAGAACCATCTTCATGGGTAGCAATATTACCATTGATGATATATACACCATAATCTTCCAAGCCGCCAGTAGCCTTGATGGTAGCATTTCGGATTGTATTACGAGACTTGTCTGTATACATATCAACCGCTTGTGCTGCTCTTTGAACCTCCAAGTCTATCTGGTCTCTTGCGTTATCAATCACACCTTCATAGCGAGCAGTAAATAACTGGTAGTCATAAATAGCCCTATCAATATTATCATCATGACCAGAGAGTGCTTCAAGTTCCTCATCACTCATGGATGCCAACTGATGCTCTGAGATACCAAGAAGCTGAGCAAGAGACTTTTGTTTGTCTTCTTGGTCTAACTGAATCTCATGAGTATCGTAGCCATAAGCATCACGCCCCTGCTGGTATGCCTGATTCTTCTCCATATTCTTCACAGAGACACCTTCACCCTTGTCTTCAACTGCCTTCTTTGCAGCAAGCATATTGCCGATGTCATAGCCACGCATGATGAGCAAGTTCTGAATATACTCACGCACTGGCTGTCTGTTCTTACCAAGAGCAACATCACGATTGATTTTGTTTACCATTTCAGGCATATCATCGTTTGTTGTAGCATCAATCTGATTACGTAGTTCTTCCCACTTCTCCTTACCGAGCAACTGAGACAAGTTTACATCAGCTTTGTCTAGCTTATGCTTATAGGAATAATACTGCTTGGCATTATAAGCATGGAAAGGAGCGACAGCACCCTTCATCAATCCGATAGACAAGAGCATGCCGCCCCATATCTGTGACTGCTGCTTTTCATCCCACAAGTCTGAGATTTTGTTATCACCTGTAAAGACCGTATTGGCGATGATACCCAACTCTTCCTCCAGAGACTCACCGACAATACTATTCACTTCAACCTTACCAAGAGTTCTGTCAGCACCAGCCTTCAAGTATCTTGCATTCTTTGCCACCTTATTATTAAGCAAGAAGTCAATCACCTTGGAAACATTCTCCATGTTGTACTTGTTGATAATTTTCTTGCCACCTTTGGTAACAAAGTTCTTCAGGGCAGTACCCACAGCATCAATACCACCGCCAGCCAACTCAGTAGCAAACTCAATAGTCTGAGCCGCCTCACCCTTTACAAGGGCAGTAAGGAAGTCTTCACCGCCTTCATGCACAAGTTTACCATCACTATCAAATGTGCCGAACTTGTAGTTACCCTGCTCATCCTGATAGACCTGACCCGTATAGCGGTTAATCACATCATTAGCAACATTTCCGAGACCAACCGTATTAGCTTGGGCAGCACCAACGATTCCATACTGGATAGCCTTGCCGAAAGCCTTTGTCGTAAGACCAGTTACCTTACCGATATAGTTTGCTATATGAGCACCAGCCATTCCAGTAGCTTTCTTCATAGTACCCAATGCCACCTTTGAAGCAGCCCCCTGCACGACCTTGCCAATAGCGTTACTCATACCCTTGGAGAATCCTGCACTAGCTACCTGCATCATAAAAGGAGTCATATTGGTAGTGATAACACCACCAGTGTACATCCATCCCTGATTGTCACCATACTGACTCTGTGCATCGCTATTCTTTACCGCTTGCTGCATCAGCATATCTCCAGCTTCAGTATGAACACCATTATCCAAATCCTGCTTGGTCGCAAGCAAGGAGCCAGCATTGATAAGGTCAGACGCACCGCCAGTCAGGAATCCAGTATCTTTGGCAGCATCATACATTCCTCTAAAAAAAGAATGATTGTCAAAGATTGCACCATTTCTTGAATCCTTCTCCAACTGCAAGAGTTCTCTTCTCTTACGATTGTAGTCACCAGCAGCAAGAATTTGTCGGGCTTCTGTATTCTCCAAGATACCATTGTTGGTAGTAACACTATGAGGAGTACCAGCGATACCGCCACCCCTAGTCATATTGCCCCATACACTACCAACCTCATCAGTAGAACCAATGAAGGACTTGAACATATCGCTAATCTTTGCTGCATCCTTGTCGGCATCAGCCATCTGGTCATGCAGTTCATTCTCCCAGTTCTTTGTTGCCTCCTGAGCATACTCCCTATCAAGGTCTTCTACGGTCTTAGCAGGAGTAATAGCAAACTCCTTTCCAGTTGGCTTACCTTTCTGATTCACAACCTTTGCGGTTACTGGTTTACGGACATTATTGGTTGCCCTTACAGCCTGACCTACCGCTCTATGAGTAAGTTCTGACGCTCTGCTCTTGTTTGGGTCAACAGAAGAAAACATTTGCTGACGATACTTATTGACTGTTGGAGTACCACCAAGTCTTAACTTTCGTCTGAAATCCTCATAAGTAGGACTATCTATAATGCCGTCTGCCCTGAGACCATCATAAATATCCTTTCTTATCTTATACCCCTTATTACCCGGAGTCAAGAATACTTTTCGGAACTTATCTCTATCACTAGCAGCACCTTTCGCCTGCATTATTTCAAATAACTTATCTACATTATCTGGCATAATATTACTCTTTAAAATCCGTACTTTTTGGCTAATTGCTTAGCTCGACTATTGCTACTCGTAGAACCGCCACCATGGGATGAGCCGCCACCCTTATGGGCAATCTTCTTTCTGACTATCTTCACAACTTGCTTTCGTCCAGCAGTAGTATTTGGTTTGATACCACCCTTTGCTACGGTTTCGCTAGCATTTGCTACCTCAGAAGGATATTCTCCGTTCAGTTTGAGATATTCAGAATCCCAGTCTTCTTTAGAAGAACTGCCACGACCACCTCCTGACTTGTTTGCAGCAATTTGTCTAGCTTGTGCATTCAGGAGTTTGATGGCAAGTTCTTTCTCGCCTTGGCTTATCATATTTTCCTTCCAAAGTCTATCCAGTTCAAGTCTAGCCTGATTGTATTCCTGCTGATTGGTAATACGCATTCTGTTAATATCAATTCTCTGTTGACTCTGGTCTAGCTTTGTCTTAGCGATACCCTCATTCTCCAAGTTGTGTCTAAGTTGCTCGGCATAGGTCATATCATGACTTCTTGCCTGCTCATCAAGAGCGAGTGCCCTCTGATACCCAGCCAGCCATGATGCCCGATTCTTCTCTCTCTGAGCATCCATGTAAGCCTTGCGTTTGTTAATCACCTTAGTCATATCCGACTCAGGATTGTGTACCACCTTGGCACCATTCATAGCAAAGAAGATATTAGCGAGCGCACGAAGACCATCACCAGTAGCAGCAATACGAGCCTTGATACGCTCCTTCTTCTCTCTATTCGCCCTCTGCTCAGCAGTCTCATTCAGTTCAGGATTCAGCATCTTATACATATCAGCATAAGACAACTGCTTAGGCTGAGGTTTCGACTCCTCCTTCTTCACTATAGGGACAGATGGTTTATCCTCCTCATCATTTGGCACTCCCTGATTCACGTCCACCCCATTGGCGATGGCTTGCTGTGTAGCGATAGTCTTAGCCCTAGCCGCCTTCATAGCATCATCGGTGGGAGTAGCAGCATTCATCTGGTCAACCTTCTTTCCAGCCGCATCAAGTTGCTGCTGGGTGAAGACTGGAGCCTGAGTCTGTGCCACCTTCTGAGCGGCATCCACCCCACTCTGCTGCTTGTTGAGCACACTCTGTGTAGTCTTCAAGCCATTGTTGTTTCGTAACATATCTGATGCTTTCATAGGCTATGCTTTAATCTTCTTTGGCGCATTGTCACCAATCATATTGTTCAAATCATTCACTACTTGCTGCTGGGTAGGAGCCGCACCCACCTTTGCATCCAACTTAGCCATTTCTGCATCGGTAGGCATTTCCACGTTAGGACGAGCCACCTTACTCTTACCAGCACCACTATCAAGTGATGCAGCGATGTTTGCAGCTGTACCAGCCACACCTGCAACCGCATTGGCAGTATCAGCAGCCTTCTCAGCTTCCATACCCATCTGTTGGTTCTGCAACTGATTCTTTCTGTTCATGTACTTCTGTTCGATGTTATCCTTTCGGGCATCATTTGCAGCTACAATCTGTGAGGTAGTATCAGCAAGAGTCTTGTTGTTCGCCTCCTTCACCGCAGTAGTAGAATCTTCCGTACCGCCCATTACCGCTTGTCTTCCCTTAGCAGCCTTGTTTCTGTTCTTAATCTGCTCCTGCATCTGTGTGAGCAAGCGAACCGTATCAGCACGCTTGGTCGGGTCGGCATTGTATGTTCTGTCATACCATGCCTGATTTTCTCTCTGTTGCTGGGCAATCATCTGCTCCTGCTTACGTCTCGCCTTGCGGTTAGCTATACCGCCAGCAATACTGCTTGCAAGCCCAAGCCCAGCACCTATTAATGCACCTATCATATATATGAAAATTTAATTATTAATAATGGTACAAAGATACAGATACCATCCGAGATTCGTATTTTATCCGTTTATTTAGGTGGTAAGTTAACGGATAAAGTTTCCGTTTGCCAACAAATTACTATCTTTGCACCAAAATAGTTAAGACAATGGCAGCAGATAGAAACACAAAAGGTCAGTTCGAGAAAGGTCGGGCAAAGACTGGAGGTAAGCAGAAAGGGTACGAGTCTCCTATCACAAAGGAGTTTCGTGAATTGTGCGCCGACTTTTCTAGAGAGGCATGGGATGATTTCATGAAAGCTTGGTATAAGTGTGAACCGAAGGATAAGGTGGCATCATTCATCAAGATACTAGAGTTTAACTGCCCTAAGCTACAGACCGTCACTCTTGACGATAAGCGTGAGGTTCACAATGCCCTCACCGAGAAGTTGAGACAGATGTCGGAAGAGGAAGGATAAATTAAAATCTTCATAATATAAATTTTAAATAATTAGAAAACGATTTGTTTTTTTCATAGGTTTTTGGTTTATAGGTTTTAAGATTGTTAGGATAACGAAATAGGGAATGCGTGAGCACTCCCTATTCTTTTTTTATCATATTCCGACCGAAATGTGTTAAATTCATGTTAAAAGCAAGAGATTGTTTGGTTATATCCAAACTTTTATGTACCTTTGCAGCAGAAATAATAACAATAGTAAGCCCTCGCTAACACGGATAAAGCAAACAACATGGCAAATGTAGCATATATAGAAGAGGAAGTCTTCCAGTTAAAAGACAAGACCTTCGACTTCGGAGTACTGGAGAATCAGAATGATGTTCACTACGAACTATTAGAGTTCTCTAACATAAAAGAAATGAAATCGTACTACAAAGACTGCAAATACATTGGCAGCTATGAGATATATAATTGCGATTACGAAGACTATGTTAAGACAGAAGTCTTCTATGACAAGGAGAATCAGCAATATATCGGAGTATATAAGAAACAAGATTAATAATCATAAAGCCCTCGACATCACGGTTAAGTCATTCTTTTATGACAGCATTAGATTTTAACGACAGAGGTCAGGCAAACGTATCTTTCAGCGAGTTCGACAACTACATGAACGAGCGTAAGGAACAGGGTGATTACACCGAAGAGAAAGACGGAATCACTTATTACTATAATGGTGGCGGTTGTTTGCTCGCTAAGTACGACAACAACGAAGGTTATGGTTTTACCTATTAAATATAGCTTTTATGTCAACTCTTAAAGCTAAAGAAGTTATCAAGGAGAAGGGCATGACCATTGAGGAAGTAGCCAGCAAGATGGGAATCACTAAAGGTACTCTATCTGCTGCCCTCAGCGGAAACCCAACCGTCAGCTACCTTACAAGAGTAGCAGACGCTATAGATTGTGATATTAGAGATTTATTCAGATAAGAAAAAGGGAGCCATCATTGACTCCCTTTTATCGTATTCACTATCAGCGACCACCTCTCGCTCTTCTATCCCCAGCCATATCCGTCTTGGAACCACGATTCACCGATGATGGTTTATACCTGATTCCTAATTTCGTGTGACTGGCATCCATACCTTTGCGAGAAGCTGCCCCATACTTCTTATCGTGGGCAGCGTTGTGACGAGCCAATTCCCTACGCTTAGCCTTCTGAGCAGGAGAAGACTCGAAGCGAGTGTCGTATTTCTTCTTCCGCTCCCTAGCTGCTGGGTGATTCTGATAATATCTAGCTGATTCTGATACCATAGTTACTACTTGTCTTTGTCTTCCTTCAACGCATCATCAAGATACTTGTCAAGAGCCTTAATGCACTTATCAGGAATCTTATTAGCATCCTTGTTTTCTTTGAGATAATCAATAGTGCCACCTACTCCATAGATGATAAGCAGACTCTTTGTGGAAGGAATGAATACACAAATAGTTATTCCAAACACCAAAGCATATATAGAACACTTAATATTTCTTTTTATCTTTTCAAAAGGTTCATCATAATCAGAACCGAACATTAATGTCCACAAACCTAAACCAAATAGCACTATAATAGATAAAATAAAGACAACTTCACCAAAATCATGTAAGTTGCCCAAAACACCTAACCAATATAATTCACTCATAATCTTAAATTTTAATTAATATATCTATCTCCAATAAAGTTCACGATGTTCCTTCTTCAACAAATCCCCAGTTCTACACCACCAGTCATTCGGACTCGCTTTAAGATACTCTTGAAAAATTGGGCAGTTCTGTTCATGAGTAAGGATAGGATGAGAAGTAGGCTTGAACTGATGCACACACAGCAAGTCTGCATGATTGCCACCATAAATTCTTGGCGGCATAACATCTTTCGCCTGATGCCACACCTTGTTGAGGTCAATGAGGTAAACCCCATCCAGTTCCTTCAAGACATTACCAATCTTACCAAGCACACGATTCAGGGTTTCTGCCCTATCCGTTCCACCCTTAGCAATCAACCACTGGGCATCACTCAGGGCACTTCTAATCAACATATCAAGTTCCATAAGCCAAAATTTATTTGTTAAAATGGAATTTCATGGGATTTAAGAAACTCATCAATAAAAGTATCGTCTTCCCACTCCTCCTTCAAACGTGCTTTAGCCATATCAAGCATGCCATTTTGGTTAAAAGTACCAAGAATATAAGATATATCAACAACCAACTTCTTTATTTTCTTGTTTATAGCTGGAAGTATCGTCTTAAACTCTTCAAAAGTAAGTATCGTATCTGGTAAATTATCAGCAGACACTTCAACTTCCTCCTTAGATGATTTTCTACTCATAGACTCGATATAGCCTTTTAAAGCTTTTCTATCATCATACGTGGTATAAAGTTCATCAAACCTCTCATAAAGAGAATTAAAATCATTTTTCATAAGCGTTTTTTACTTTTTTGTTGCTATTACTATTACTTATTATCCAAATATAATTATTGAAAATTAAAATGGATAGATTTTTGATTCCTTTGGATTCTAGGTTCCCCTTAACGCACACGTATGTGAGCGAATCAGAAAACCTAAGATGTCATGGATGAGTTCCGTCAACCCCCATCATCTGGTCACTTGATAATTCTACATCAGTTAACCTAAGCAGCATAAGGAGTAGATTCCCCTCCGCTCGTCTTCTGCTATTAGTTCCTACGATTTGCCATGCGGTCTTCCTTGCAATTTATAGACTCGATGAATCGGAAGGTATCTAGCCCATAGTCTTCCATCTTGTCTTGTCTCAAACTCAGGGGAATAAAAAAGAACCCCCGAGTGTTGGTTACGGACAACGACTCAGAGGTTCATATCTTGTAGGCTTACGCCTTGAAAGGAGGACTACTTTGGTCTGTCAACCGTAACATTGACGATGCAAAGATAGAAGCAATTTTTGAAACTACCAAATGTGAAAAAATATGTAATTCGTTAATCTGTAAGATATTCAGATTTTAGGTATACGCTTGGTGTGCAGTAGGCATACAAATGATTACAAAGTTAAAGTAGGTTAAAGTGTTTTTGGTATTCAAGTTTATTTTGTTATCTTTGTATCGAGTAAAACAGGTGATTTAGCTTCTTTAACTATTTTATGTTACTATTTTGTTACTCGATAAAAATAGACCATTTCTAATAGTATTGGCTATCAATAGGTTACAAGGTTCAAATAAGCATTCATAATGTTTTTGTATAATATGAGAAGGAGTGCTTGTGAAAGTACTCCTTTT